AGAAAAGTTTTTGAGAAAAGTGATTAAAAAACTATTGACATTTTGTTACTGGAAAAACAGCAAAAAGTATTTTGATTTCCTGCGGTGCAAGACTTGCTCCTTTTGATATTGCAGAACTGCGAGAGCTGACTTCTTATGATGAGATGGAATTGGATATGCTGGGGGATCAGCGTACTGCGATGTTCGTAATCATTTCTGATACGGATGATACCTTTAACTTTATCGTAGCGATCATGTACACGCAGTTATTTAATTTATTATGTGACCGGGCGGATGATGTGCATGGGGGAAGGCTTCCCTATCACGTCAGGCTTCTGCTTGACGAGTTTGCTAACATTGGTCAGATTCCTAAATTTGATAAGTTGATCGCTACAATCAGAAGCCGTGAAATATCGGCTTCTATTATTTTGCAGTCACAAAGCCAGTTAAAGACAATTTATAAGGATGCTGCAGAAACCATTCTGGGGAATTGTGATACGATGCTGTTCCTGGGAGGAAAGGAAGGTTCTACTTTAAAGGAAATTTCGGAAACGCTGGGGAAGGAAACCATTGATCTATACAATACTTCCGATACCCGTGGGCAAAGCCGGTCTTATGGTCTGAATTACCAGAAGACAGGAAAAGAACTAATGAGCAGGGATGAACTGGCAGTAATGGACGGAAATAAATGTATCCTGCAGCTTCGTGGTGTGCGTCCGTTTTTCAGCGATAAATTTGACATAACCAAACATAAGCAGTACCGGGAACTGGCAGATTTTGACAAGAGGAATATCTATGATGTGGAAAAAGATTTGAAACACGAGCTTGTAATGACGGTTAATGATGAATTTGAGATGTGGGAGGATGATGGAGAAGATTAAGTACAGAACATGTCAGCATTTTCGTCCGCCAGTCAGGGCGGAGCCTGTAAGAAAAAATAAAAATATAAGCACAGGAATTACAAAAAATAAGAAAGGAAAAGAAATCCAGAGACAGAGCCGCTGCAGAGTACAGCGGTTTTTTTGATCCTGTGCAATGACCATGAATAATCTGGATTTCAGGTAACAATATGGAATTTTTTGGTTCAGCAATTACCATCCTGCAGACGCTTGTTGTGGCGATTGGTGCAGGTTTAGGAGTGTGGGGAGTTATCAATTTGATGGAAGGCTACGGTAATGATAATCCGGGTGCAAAATCACAGGGAATCAAGCAGCTTATGAGTGGAGGTGGGGTTATCCTTATCGGAACCCAGTTGATTCCGCTGCTTTCCGGGCTATTCGGATAAATTTGAAGGGAAAGGAGTACATCCATGTTCGATAGTATTTTTGAAGCAATCGAGGAGTGGATGAGGGAATTACTGACTGGTATGGTGCAGTCCAACCTGACCACCATGTTTACGGATGTAAATGATAAAACGGGACAGATAGCGGCTCAGGTTGGACAGACACCGCAGGGGTGGAACAGCAGCATTTTTAATATGATACAGGGGCTTTCAAATTCTGTGATCATTCCTATTGCCGGGATGATCATTACATTTGTCCTTTGTTATGAGCTAATCTCCATGCTGACAGAACGCAACAATATGCACGAAATTGATACATGGATGTTCTTCAAGTATTTTGTGAAAATGTGGATCGCTGTGTATCTGGTAAGCAATACGTTTACTATTACAATGGCTGTTTTTGACGTAGGGCAGTCGGTGGTCAATTCAGCCGCCGGAGTGCTCAACGGGGATACAGCCATTGACATCAGTGAAGCGATTGCGGATATAGAGACAACAATGGAAGCGATGGAGATCGGGGAGCTTGTTGTGCTAGCACTGGAAACGCTGATTGTCAGTTTTGGTATGAAGATTATGTCTGTTGTGATTACGGTCATCATGTATGGGCGTATGATTGAAATTTACCTCTACACTTCCGTTGCACCAATCCCGTTTGCAACCATGTCCAATAAGGAATGGGGGCAGATCGGGTTAAATTATTTCCGGGGGCTGTTTGCACTTGCATTCCAGGCATTTCTGATGATGGTTTGTGTTGGAATTTATGCGGTACTGGTATCTGGTCTGCAGATGTCTGGTGACCTAAGCTCGGCACTTTTTGGGGTGGCAGCATATACAGTAATTTTATGTTTCAGCCTGATGAAAACCGGAAGCCTGAGTAAGAGTATTTTTAACAGCCATTAAAAAATGAATGGCAAAGGATAGTTGTATGGAAGGAAGTGATTGAAAATGGCTTATGTGCAGGTTCCAAAGGACTTGACAAAAGTAAAAAATAAAGTGGCGTTCAACCTTACAAAACGCCAGATTATCTGCATCCTGCTGGGGGCAGCACTGGGCATCCCTTTTTATTTTCTTACAAGAAACACACTTGGGACAAGCAATGCCGCTACAGGCATGGTGATTTTGATGCTCCCGGCATTTTTGTTTGCCATGTACGAAAAGGATGGGATGCACCTGGAACAGATCTTAGCCAATATCATCCGGGTAAAAATTTTGCGGCCGTCAGTCCGCAGGTACGAAACCGTGAATCTATTTGAAGGGGGAATGCCGGACCATATGGAAGAAAACAGGAAAACGAAGGGAGGAACGAAGCATGACAAGGCGGGAGAAGTATCTCCGAAAAAGAGAAAAAAGGCTTAAGAAAGAAGAGAAACTCCGTAGAAAAGAGGATTTAAAGTGGGAGAAAATCAATAAGAAAGAGCAGAGAAAAAGGGAGAAACGTAAGGTAAAGGAAGAAGCAAAACAACTGAAACGGCAGAAAAAGAGAGGCGGAAGAAACTATCCCTTGGAACAGAAAAAGCCGGCAGGCAAAAAAACAGCGGGAAATACAAAATCCTCCCAAAAGAGGGAAAGAGAGAAGCGCCTGTCTGTCCAGAAAACGATTGCATATAAAGAAATGGGCAAGGATGGAATCTGCCGGGTTCAGGACAGGGTTTATTCCAAATGTATCCGTTTCTACGACTTGAATTATCAGTTGGCACAGAATGAGGATAAAAATGCAATCTTTGAGAATTGGTGTGACTTCCTTAATTATTTTGACAGCACAATCCATTTCCAGCTTTCTTTTATCAACCATAAAAGCAGTATGAAGGAATTTGAACAGGTGATCCGTATCCAGCCACAGAATGACCAGTTTGATGAAGTGCGTATGGAATATGCACAGATGTTAAAGAACCAGTTGGCAAAAGGGAATAATGGTCTGGTCAAGACGAAGTATATCACGTTTTCTATTGAAGCAGAGAATATCCGTGAAGCAAAGCCAAAGCTGGAGCGTATCGAAGCAGATATTCTGAATAACTTCAAGGTGCTTGGAGTGACTGCTTATCCTTTAAATGGAGGGGAACGGCTGCAAATCCTCTACGAAACCTTTAATCCGGAGAATAATGTGCCGTTCCGGTTTGATTACAGCCAGCTCGTAAAAACCGGGCTTGGGACAAAGGACTTTATCGCACCTACCAGTTTTGTGTTTAAGGATGGGAAGACATTCCAGATGGGGAACACCATCGGGGCGGTATCTTATCTTCAGATACTTGCACCGGAGCTGACAGATAAAATGCTTGCAGAATTTCTGGATATGGATAAAAACCTGATCGTCAATCTCCATGTGCAGTCTGTAGACCAGATGAAGGCAATCAAGCTGGTGAAAAGTAAGGTTACAGATATTAACCGTATGAAAATTGAAGAACAGAAAAAGGCAGTACGTTCCGGGTATGATATGGACATCATCCCCTCCGACCTCAATACCTATGGAGGAGAAGCAAAACGGCTGCTTGAAGATCTCCAATCCAGAAATGAGCGTATGTTCCTTGTAACAGCGCTCTTTTTTAATACAGCGAAAACAAAGCAGGAGCTTGAAAATGCTGTATTTCAGACTGCGGGAATTGCACAGAAATTTAACTGCGTGTTAAGGAGGCTGGATTATCTGCAGGAGGAAGGGCTGATGAGCAGCCTTCCCCTTGGTGTGAACCATGTTCCGATCAAACGGGCACTCACGACAACTTCTACGGCAATCTTCGTTCCATTTACTACACAGGAGCTTTTTATGGCAGGGGAATCCCTGTATTATGGATTGAATGCACTCAGCAATAACATGATCATGGTGGATAGAAAGAAACTTAAAAATCCGAATGGGCTGATCCTTGGTACACCGGGTTCCGGAAAGTCATTTTCTGCAAAACGTGAGATTACAAATGCGTTCTTTGTTACGCAGGATGACATCATTATCGGAGATCCGGAGGGTGAGTATTATCCACTTGTCCATGCCCTGGGAGGGCAGGTAATCCATATTTCTTCTACCAGTCACGATTACATCAACCCTATGGACATCAATATGGATTATTCGGATGATGATAACCCATTAGGGGTAAAAAGTGATTTTATCCTCTCCCTGTGCGAGCTGATCATGGGAAGCAGGAACGGGATCGAAGCAGAAGAAAAGTCGGTCATTGACCGTTGCCTGCCCATTGTCTATCAGAAATATTTTGAAAATCCGATTCCGGAAAATATGCCGGTATTGGGAGACTTGTACCGTTGTCTGCGTGAACAGAAAGAAGTGCAGGCACAGAGGATTGCGACTGCATTGGAGATTTACGTCAATGGTTCCTTAAAGGTATTTAACCATCAGACGAATGTGGAATTGAATAACCGGATTGTCTGTTTTGACATCAAGGACTTGGGCAAGCAGCTTAAAAAGCTGGGGATGCTCATTGTACAGGATCAGGTCTGGAACAGGGTAACGATCAATCGTTGTGCCCATAAGTCCACCAGATATTATATAGATGAGTTCCATTTGCTTCTGAAAGAAGAACAGACTGCAGCATATAGTGTGGAAATCTGGAAACGATTCAGAAAGTGGGGAGGTATCCCGACTGGGATTACGCAGAATATTAAAGACCTGCTGGCAAGCCGGGAAATTGAAAATATTTTTGAAAACAGTGACTTTATCTATATGCTCAATCAGGCTGCAGGGGACAGACAGATTCTCGCAAAACAGCTTAATATTTCCCCACATCAGCTTTCTTATGTGACAAACAGCGGAGAGGGTGAAGGCTTGATTTTTTATGGCAATGTAATCATTCCATTTATTGACCGTTTCGACAAGTCATTGAAGCTGTACGGTTATATGACAACCAGACCGTCTGACCTTGAAAAGCAGGAGAAAACAGAAGAAGTCAAAGCGGAGGGTACAGAATGAAAAAGTGGCTGGCTGGTTTGCTTCTTTTTTCTTCCATTGTGCTGCTTACACTTAGTATTTATTCCCTGATGGGGATGTATCTGGAAGAGAAAAAGGACAACCAGACTTATGAAACGATACGTAATATTTATGAAAAGCCGACAAGGACAGAGCCTTTTCAGGAAGAAAAGGGCAATCTTATAGAAGCGGTGGATGAAGGACTGCTTGCTCTGCACGGAGAAAATCCAGATTGTATTGCGTGGCTTTCCGTAGAGGGAACGGTTATTGATTATCCGGTTATGTACCGCCCACAGGATAAGAACTACTATCTGAAACGTGATTTTTATGGAGAATGGTCGGCGAATGGTTCCTTATTTGTGGCAGAGCATTGTGATCCGAATACCTGCGACAATCTGATCATATATGGTCATCACATGAACAGTGGGAAAATGTTTGCGGCGTTGGAGGATTATAAATCAGAAACTTTCTATCAGGAACATAAATATATTTCCCTGAAAACACTTCATGGGAACGAGAAATATGAAATCATGGCGGCATTTTCTACATCGGTTTATACCGAAAGTGGCTTTGCCTACTATACATTTGCCGCAGCGGATGAAAAGCAGGAATATGATACTTTTGTTTCAGAATGTAAGGAACGTTCTCTTTATGAGACAGGCTGCCAGGCGGGGGATGGCGAGAAGCTTCTGACGTTATCAACCTGTGAGTATTCACAGAAAAATGGAAGGATGGTGGTTGTAGCGAAGCAGATCAACGACAGCAGGAGAGGGGGAAATACAGATGGCAGGGAAGGAATATAGAGCCAGGGAGAAAAAGGTTCAGAAAATGAGCAGGGATGGACTTATGGAAGAAAATCTGTCAGATGGGAGCCAGACATCAATCAGCCATAAGGCAGAAGCACCCCCGAAAATACGCTCCCCAGAGGAAAAATCGGATACCGGGGACGAAAAAGAAGTTTCCCCAAATAGAAGAAGGAGACTTTACAGAGAAAAGGAAACAAACGGACAGAAGCCAGAGGAACATGAAACGCAAAAACTGGATAGGGAAAAAGAGTGCGAACCGCCTGAAAGGGCGGTTTCTTCTTTGACCAAAATGAGACAGAGAAAGCCTGTATCGGATCAAAAAATAAAGGAAAAGAAAGAATCCATAAGAGAAAGCTCCAGACGGATGGAACAGTTTCAGGAAACAGAAGAAATTTCTGATGATAAATATAAGGAGAAAAAGGAAGCGGTTATTCATAACCGGAAAAAACATCTGGTTCAGGAATATGCAGGAAAGAAAGCGGCTTCTGATAAAGGAAAGAATTTTTCGGATGATGGAGAGGAAGCAAAAAAATTCCATGAACATCCAGGACAAGATGGGAAGAAAAAAGGCAGCCGTCTTTCCTTTGATGATGAAGATACAGGTTTTGTAAAAGGTGCAGGAACGGGGATCGGAAAAAAAGCCGCCAGTGTGACTGCAATGGCGGCAAAGGCACAGCTCCGTGGAAAGATTAAAGAAGATGCTTCTGATAATGCAGCAATAGAGGGGGTGCTGGAAAGTGAACTTGCAGCGGAGCAGGCAGCAAAAGTGCTGAAAAATGCCCAGGAAAGGAGAAAAAAGCATTCGTCTTATGCAGGGCGTCTCAAGGAAAAACAGATGCCGGAGGGCAGACCGGAGACTCTTCATTTTGGAATGTCAGAGGGTGGAAAAGAAGCAGAAAGGATGTCCGGGAAAGCGGCACAGAGTGAAGCAAAGAAGAAAGCACAGATAAAACGATTCTGGCAGAAGCGGCGTATTACAGAAGCCTATGAAGCTGCAAAAGATGGAAAGAAGTCCGCACATACAGTAAAAGCAGTACAAAGTATGACGGTAAAGGCAAGACAGGTAGCGAAAGAGATTTTCCAAAGGAACAGCGGGCTGCTTGTGGGACTGGGTATTTTTGCTCTTCTATTTGCCCTGATGTCTACTTCCCTTGCAAGCTGCGGGGCAGGGATACAGGGATTTGGAACTACTTTTGTAGGGACAACTTATGCCAGCACGGATGCTGATATTTATGCGGTGGAAAATGCTTATGCGGCATTGGAAGCAGCATTGAATGAACAGATCAACAGCATGGAGAACCGCCATGAGGGACACGATGAATACCGTTACAACATTGATGAGATCAGCCATAATCCATATCATTTGATTTCCTATTTTACAGTGAAATATGGTGAATTTACCTATGATCAGGTGGCAGAGGAGCTGCAGGAGATATTTGAAGAACAATATTCCATCCGTACACAGTCGCACAGGGAAACTGTGACAGAAACAAGGACAGTGCGGGTGGGAGAATCCCTTGGAAATGTAGTGACCAGCGGCTATTGTAATTGTTCCATCTGCTGTGGTCAGTGGTCAGGCGGACCAACTGCAAGCGGTGTTTATCCTACAGCAAACCATACGATTGCAGTGGATGCATCCAATCCATTTGTACCTATGGGTACAAAAGTTGTGATGAATGGAGTGGAGTACACCGTAGAGGATACAGGAGCTTTTGATCAGTACGGTGTTCAGTTCGATGTTTATTATGGCGATCATGCAACGGCGTCCGCACATGGACACCAGACATGGGAAGCCTTTATTGCGGACGATAATGGAAACAGGGAGGTGGAAGTGACGCAGACACATGAAATTAACCGTATGGATGTTACCCTTACCAATCATGATCTGGATGCAGTGCTGCGAAACCGTATGACAGATGCCGAAGAAGAACGGTATGACCTCTACAATCACACCTATGGAAACCGTTCTTATCTTTTTGATATTCAGTCCCTTCCATCTGGCGGAGGTGGCTTTGGTTATGAAATACCGCCGGAGGCATTATCGGATGAAAAATTTGCGAATATGATCCGTGAAGCGGAAAAATATCTCGGTTACCCGTATGTATGGGGAGGTGCATCACCGAGTACCAGTTTTGACTGTTCCGGTTTTGTAAGCTGGGTGATCAACAACTGCGGAAACGGATGGAATGTAGGGCGGCAGACTGCAGACGGACTGCGGGGGTGCTGTGCACAGGTTCCTTCCTCACAGGCAAAGCCCGGAGACTTGATCTTTTTCCAGGGTACATACAATACGCCGGGAGCGAGCCATGTGGGAATTTATGTAGGAAACGGCATGATGATCCATTGTGGCGATCCTATTAAATATACCAGTATTGAAACGTCTTACTGGCAACAGCATTTCATGGCGTTCGGACGTTTGCCATGATGGAAAGGAGAAAGAGCACAGTGAATAAAAAATTAAAACGCTATCTGGATGAAACAGAGAAAACAAAAGAAAAGATTGCACAGCTTCAGGAGCATCTGAGGAATGTGCAGGCAATGCAGAAACAGGATGAAGATATGGAGATCATCAAAAGTATCCGTGGGATGAAACTTCCGCCCAGGGAATTATTTGAACTGCTCTGCGGACTGCAGGAGGGTTCCTTTGTGATTGCAAAGGGGAAGAAGCCGGATACATTGGCTCTGGATAAAGAGGATGAAGAAATGGTGCAGGAAGCATCAGAAAGTGAGGATTTAGGATATGAAATGGAAGAAAATTCGTAAGATACTGGCTCTTATGGCAGTAACGGCTGCGTGCCTGTTTGGGATAAACGGAGTGACCGCATATGCGAATGTGGATGAAAATGCAGTCGCAGAAGCAGAAAAGCAGGCACAGCAGACGGAAGCACCGCCGGCAGAAGAGAAACCAGTTGTGGAAGAAGAGGAAGTTACACCAGAAGATGCTTTTTCTGTACCCGGAAATGGAGAAGTCGTAGACCATATCACAAAGGATTCCAGCAAAGAATTTTATACAATCCGTACAGCCAATAACAACACCTTTTATCTGGTGGTAGACAAGGCGCAGAACACGCAGAATGTCTATATGCTTTCTACGATTGACGAAAATGACCTGCAGGAATTTTTAGACGAATCTGAGAAAAAGGAACCAGAAACAGAGCCGAGCGTAGTGATTCCGGAAACAGAGCAGCCGCCAGAGGAAAAGCCGGAGGAAGAAGAGCCGCAGAAGGATGGCAGTAAAAACCTGATGGGGGTGATCGGTCTTGTGGCGCTCCTGGGACTTGGTGGTTTTTATTTCCTGAAGATACGTTCCAAAAAGGAAACAGAGGAAGCACCCAGTGAAAACCTTGAAATAGGGGATGGTCTGGAAACGGTCAATGAAGATGAGGATGAATAAGGATATGGAATGACAGGAAATGGGCAGTCCAATAAGGCTGCCCTTATTTTAATGAAGGAGGATATGTTATGTATTTAGTGATTGGAGAAAAGCCGAGTGTTTCACAGGCTTTGGCAAAGGTGATCGGAACTTATCAGAAGAAGGACGGATTCCTTTTGGGAAGAGACTGCATCGTAAGCTGGTGTGTCGGGCATCTTGCAGAATATGCACCGCCGGAAGCTTACGGGGAAACGTATAAAAAGTGGAGGTTTGATGACCTTCCGATCCTGCCGGGGAATTGGGAGCTTCTGGTATCACAAAGTACCAGGAAACAGTTCGAGGTATTAAAAATGCTTTTGAACCGGAAAGATCTGGAATATGTAGTAAATGCCTGTGATGCAGGAAGGGAAGGGGAACTGATCTTCCGGAGAGTCTATGAATTGTCAGGCAGTAAGCTTCCTGTCAAAAGGTTGTGGATCAGTTCTATGGAGGATGCTGCCATTTCAGAGGGGTTTGCCCATTTGAAAAACGGGACAGAATATCAAAATCTGGCAGAGGCGGCTGTCTGCCGTGCAAAAGCAGACTGGCTGGTAGGCATGAATGCGACCAGAGCCTTTACTACGACTTATGGTAAAACTTTCCGGGTTGGAAGAGTGCAGACGCCGACACTTGCCATGTTGGTGGAACGTCAGGAAAAGATCGAGCATTTTGTAAAGGAAACCTATTATAAGGTCAGGCTGATGGCAGGAGATATGATATTTGTTTCGGAAAGTATCAAAGACCGGACAGAAGCAGAACAGCTTGCTGCATTATGCAGTGGAAAATCCGCAGAGGTCATGGAGGTAAATCGTGAAAAAAAGAGAGGTTTGCCGCCGAAATTATATGACCTGACAACGCTGCAAAGAGAAGCAAACCGTCTGTTTGGTTATACGGCAAAAGAAACACTGGACACGCTGCAGGAATTGTACGAAGAAAAGCTGCTTACTTATCCGAGGACAGACAGCCGGTATGTGACCAGTGATATGGAGGAAACACTTCTGGAACTTGCAGGGGATATGATGGAAGAATTTCTTGATTTTTCCTTTTATGCGGATGTAAGGCGTGTGGTCAATCCGGCAAAAGTTACAGACCACCATGCGATACTGCCGACAAAGCAGGCAATGAAAGCAGAGTGGACAGGGCTTTCGGAAAAGAAGAGGAGTCTTTTATATCTGACTTCCATGCAGGTGTTAAAAGCTGTGGCAGGAGATTTCCAGTATGAGCAGGCAGAAATTACGGTTACCTGTGCCGGACATGAGTTTCATGCAAAGGGAAAAAGAACAGAGCAGATGGGATATAAAGAAGTAGAAGCAGCTTTTCGGAAAAAAGTATCAGCAGGGGCAGAAAAAGAGGATGAAGAGGAAGAAGGAATATTCCCGGAATATCTGAAAAAAGGTCATGTGTTCCCGGAGATACAGGCAGCATGTAAGGAGTGCTTTACAGCACCGCCGAAGCCATTTTGTGAAGATACACTTCTCGCAGCAATGGAGACTGCCGGAAATAAAGATTTTGAAAAAGAAACAGAGAAAAAAGGTCTGGGCACACCGGCAACCAGGGCTGCGATCATTGAAAAACTGGTATCTTCCCATTATGCTGTCCGAAAAGGAAAGCAGATTCTTCCTACTATGGAAGGAAGGGAACTGGTATCTATCCTGCCGGAACAACTGAAATCAGCAGCCATGACAGCACAGTGGGAAAATGAGTTGCTTGCGGTTGAAAAAGGCAAGGCAGACAGTGAAAGATTTATGGAGGGGATCATAAAGCTTCTGGAAGAAATTCTTGCGGATTGCAGGAGCATATCTTCAGAAGAACGCAGACAGTTTCAGGACAAAGAAGCAATCGGTATCTGCCCGGTATGCCAGAGTCCGGTTTATGAAGGAAAACATAATTTTTACTGTGACAGTCGGGATTGTTCCTTTGCACTTTGGAAAGAAAACCGTTTTCTTGCCGGAATGAGGAAAAAAATGGATAAACGTATGGCAGCGGAACTTCTGAAAGAAGGCAGGGTATTTGTGAAAGATCTGTATTCTGTCAAAAAGGACAGATACTTTAATGCGTATCTGATTATGGGAACGAAGGATGGAAAGGCAGAGTTCCACCTGGAATTTCCAAAAGGAAAAAGTAAAAGGGAATAAAAATCTCCGCCGGTCAGGGCGGAGACATTTGTTTTGTCTTATTGTAATGGGAATCCTGTTTTGAGGATGGATGCCCAGTTACTTTTGGCATACAAAAAACGGACAACAGTTACCTGTTTCTCTGTTTCTGAAATGCGGTAAAAAGCGAGATAGTTATTCACGATGGTAAAACGAATCCCCCAGGAAGAAAGGATGCGGTCATCGACCAATGGGAATTTCTGCGGAAACTGGGAAAGGGCATTGATCTTTTCCTCTGCAGTATCCAGCAGATGGTCAGCGGCTTCTGGATTTTTGAGTGTAAATTCAATATAATCGGCAGCACTTATCATATCCCGTTCTGCTGTCTGTGTGATGTGAATGTGATAATTCACCTTTTCCTGCGGCTCCTTATATCAGACATGGCTTCGGAAAACGGGCGGGTTTTACCTTCTGCAATATCGGTAAGACCTTCCTGGATAAGCCCGTATAACTCAAACTTACCGACCAGATTTTCATAGGCTTCGATGCTCATGACTGCAAGATCACCTTTCCCATTTTTGGTGATGAATACCGGTTCGGAATAATTATGACAAAATGTGGAAATTTCATTGTAGCTGTTCCGTAGATCAGCACTGGAACGAATGGTTGGCATATCCTGCACCTCCTTTTCTTTATAACAAAATTATAACTAAATTTCTTTATATAGTCAACGGGTGCAGAAGAAAAAACAAAAAGAAAGAAGGGAATATATGGCAAAAATAAATGATATAAGGGTTTTGGCAGAAGAAACCGCTTCGGATGTGGCAAGTTCCCCACGGGATTGGATGGCATATCTGGATACAGCGGCAAAATTGTACCGCTATCCTTTTGCAGATAATCTTTTGATCCACGCACAGCGTCCACAGGCTACTGCCTGTGCGGAATTGGAAACATGGAATGAAAAAATGGGACGGTGGGTAAACCGTGGGGCAAAGGGGATAGCCCTGATCGACGATACTGGTCCGAGACAGAGACTCCGCTATGTGTTTGATATAGAAGATACTCATATGGTAAGGGGAGGAAGGACGCCATATTTATGGAAAATGGAAGAACGGTATGAAGGCGGACTGCTGGAACATCTCACCGACGCTTATGGGTTGGCAGGACATGATATAACAGGGCTTGGAGATGCCCTGCTTGCAGTAGCTTCTGAAATGACAGAGGAAAATCTGGAGGAAGCTATGGACGGACTTTTTTATGAGGTGAAAGACAGTTTTCTGGAGGAGATGGATGCGGATTCTATCCGTGTGAATTTCCGAAACCTGATGGTGGACAGTCTTTTTTATACATTAGCAAGGCGGTGTGGTCTTGAGCCGATGGAATATCTGGAAGCAGAGGATTTTGTAGGGATTACAGATTTTAATGCTTTGCCGGTACTGGCATTTCTTGGAAATGCTGTCTGTGAGTCGGCAGAAACCGTGCTGAGGGATATAGGAAGGACAGTCAGAAAATTTTATCAGGAAGAATTGTCCCAACAGCTTGCTTTTTCGCAAAATCCTGTGTATAATAACAATGAGAAATTTAATACGTTAATTCGTGAAAGCAAAGAGAAAGGAGAACAAGAGAATGGAACTGACATATCATCGCAAAGGAGATTATCTGTTTCCGAACCTGACCATAGAGGAAGAACCGACGACCATTGGGAAATACGGGATGCTTCGGAGGACTTATCTGAAGGAACACAAGAAGAACTGGTATCAGAGTATGCTGCTGACAGGGAAATTGAACAGCCATCTGATGGAGATCGAGAAAACAGCACAGGAGAGGATGGAAGTCCTGATGGAAAATCTCTTGAAGACTTATCCGGCACCAGACAAAGAAATGGATCAGATGAGGTGGGCAGCCCACATGAACAATCTGACAGCGATGGCAGAAGAGAGCATCTTGAAGGAATTGGTGTACAGTTAATCGAAGAAACAACAGAACAGGATTTGAGTGAAGCAGAGGAAGAAATTGCCTCTGCTTTATCTTTGCCCGAACTGCCTACAGTAAAACAGCAGATACGCTTTATCGAAGAACGGCAGGCAGCTCTATATGCCGGAGAAATTTCCATTCCTTCTGATGTGGTGGATGAAGTTTTGAGAAAGGGCGGTAACAAAGATAGAAGCCATCTCCGTATCATTTATAATTTTATGATCGAACAGACACCGGAGGAATATACAGAGTTTGTCAGGCGAGAATATGGCGAGGGCGGTATCGGTCTTGTAATAGGCGGGAAAGAATATTCTGTCTGGTATGACGAACTGGGGATGCAGATTGCAGTCGGGCACACCATACATGATCAGATTTTGGATAAGGTATTTTTATCATGGGAGGATGTAACTGGGAGGATTCAGCAGCTATTGGCTCAGGGAGAGTATGCGCCACAGGCAGTCTTAGATGCAGCAAGAGGAAATGCGCTAAAAGAACATGCAGAGGTGCTGTCGTATATGCAGCGTGATATGGCGGAAGGCGTATCAGAACTTGTTTTTGAGGATAACCAGATATTTTATGGCGGTTTTCCAGAGATGGTTGAGCGTATCGGAAATTTGTTGGAGCAGCCGGAATTTCTTACAGACCTTAATGAACGTTTGGAAGGACTTGCAGAAGCATATGAGTTGGATAAAGAAATTATGCGTTTCCATTATTACCGTCCGGACAGAGTATCCGCACAATTTCAGAAATTTGCGAAAGAAGCAGTTCCCTATCAGGCAAGGGAAGGATTTCAATGGCAGGAGCACAAAGTCTTTATCACGCAGGATGAGATAGATGCTTTTCTTTCCCGTGGAGGGGCTTATTCGGATGGAAGGCTGACGACCTATGCCTTTTTTATTCAGGATAAATCAGAAAAAGAAAAGACGGATTTTGTTAAGGAACAGTATGGGATTGGAGGACAGAGCCATGCACTCAGCGGCGCTGACCATTCCCATGCAGAATACAACGGAAAAGGGTTGAAACTGGAACGGGGGGATTATGGAAAGCCAGATGTGAGCATTCTATTAAAGTGGCCGGCGGTTGCAAAACGTGTCCAGTATTTGATTGACCATGGCAGCTATTTAAAAGCTGGCGATTATACAAGGATGCCTTCCTATGAACGGGAGAGGATGGCAAACCGTGTGATCAGTTTTTATGCCCGCCTGCCAGAAGAGATAGAGCGTCCCTTTGAAGAAGATTTTTTTTATGAGAAGGCAAGAGAAGAACTTCCGGGGATATTGGAAGATCCGGATTTAGCAGACCAGCTTGTTGCAGGCATGGATGCTGCTCTTGCAGAACTTCCGTTAAATTTTGATGGATATGAGAAACGGGTGCAGATTTTATCAGAAATTCATCAGTACATAGAAGGAACTTATACGATTTTTCCACAGAAGAAGCAGGAGTTAGAAATAGAAGGAACTGGCAGGCAGATGAACTTGTTCGATTTTATGAAATCAGAACCGGAACCTGTAATAACACTGAAAGTTCAGCCAGAGATGCAACAAGAACCAAAGGAAGAACAAGGGAAGGAAGAAGCAGATAGAGCAGAGGATACCGATGCGGGATTTTATGAAAGCGTGGAAGAACAGATAGACGGGCAGGTTATAGAGGCTATGGAAAAGACAGGGGTTTCCTTTGATGAGTTTTCTCCTGAGCAGATGGATGTGATCTATTCTTCGGCAGAAAATGGGATGGATATTACGCTGCTACTGAACCCGGAGTTTTCGCCGGCACAGATTCAGCTTATCGCAGATGTGATGGAACGTATATCTGCGAATGAGCGCCACCGTTTTGAATCGGAAATTGAAAAATTGACTTCTGTAGTAATGACACCAGAGGAGATCAATGCACAAAGACAGGAAAGGCATCTTCCGTTGGAGGACTTTTCAGATGGTTCAGAAATCGTTCCGGGGGAAACGGAAGTAAAAGGGAATGCTGTAGAATGGAAGCCAGAAAAACAGGAAGAGAAAGCGGAACGGGTAAATTTCCGTATTACCGAGGATGATCTCGGTGCAGGCGGTCCGAAAGCAAAATTTAAAGCAAATATGGAAGCAATCCATCTGTTGAAAAAACTGGAGGAAGAAAACCGGCTTGCAATGCCCCAGGAACAGGAAGTGTTGTCAAGATATGTTGGATGGGGAGGTATCCCGAATGCCTTTGATAAAGAAAATTCAGATTGGGCAGAGGAATACAGGGAATTACACGATACATTGACCAAAGAAGAATATGAGGCGGCAAGGGCATCTACGTTAAACGCCTTTTATACGTCTCCGACAGTCATTCATGCAATGTATGAGGCACTTGAAAATATGGGACTGAGGAATGGGAACATCCTGGAACCCTCTTGTGGTGTGGGAAATTTTATGGGACTTCTTCCAGAGAGCATGGCAGGTTCAAAAATGTATGGTGTGGAGCTGGATAGTATTTCAGGAAGAATGGCAAAGCAGTTATACCAGAAGAATGAAATCGCAATCCAGGGGTTTGAGACGACGGAGTACCCAGAGAGCTTTTTTGACTGTGTGATCGGGAATGTGCCATTTGGTGCGTATAAAGTCACTGACCGGAAATATGACCGTTATAATTTCATGATCCATGATTATTTTCTGGCTAAATCCATCGACCTGGTGCGTCCGGGTGGAGTTGTTGCAGTCGTGACGTCAAGCGGGACTATGGATAAACAGAATCCGGCAGTCCGGGAATATCTTGCAAACAGGGCAGAACTTCTAGGTGCGATCCGTTTGCCAAATAATGCGTTTATGAGAAATGCGAACACAGGAGTTGTTGCAGACATTCTGTTTTTTCAGAAACGTGACCGTATATCATTGGAAAAACCAGGGTGGGTGGAACTTGGAACGACACCGGAAGGTTATACGGTCAATTCTTATTTTGCAGAGCATCCGGAAATGGTGTTGGGAGAATTTGCAACAGAAAGTACCCAGTATGGAAAACAGGAGGTTACAGTAAAAGCTCTCCCTGACAGGAAGCTGAAAGACCAGTTGAAAGAGGCAGTCTGTCATATCCAGGGAAACATTGAAGAAAGGGAATTGGAAGATTCTGAACTGGAGGATGCGGCAGTTTCTGTCCCTGCTGATCCGAACGTAAAGAATTTTAGCTTTACAAACATAGAAGGAAAAGTCTATTATCGGGAAAATTCAAAAATGAATCTAGTGGAGCTGCCGAAAGTGACTGCAGAGCGTGTCCTTGGAATGATAGAGATTCGGAACATCACACAGAAATTGATTGAGCTGCAGATGGATGGAGAAGGGACAGAGAAAATCCAGAAGGCACAAGGAGAACTGAACAAAGCATATGACAGCTTTATCTCCCAGTATGGGCTGATCAGCAGCAATGCCAACCGCAGGGCATTTAATCAGGACAGCAGCTATTGCCTTTTATCTTCTTTGGAGATATTGGATGAGAATGGGGAGCTGAAACGGAAAGCGGATATATTTACCAAAAGGACGATCAAACGTGCGGAACCTGTTACCTCTGTGGATACTGCAAGTGAAGCACTGGCTGTATGTATCGGGGAAAGAGCAAAAGTTGATATTCCTTTTATGGCACAGCTTATGGATTCTTCAGAAGAAACAGTGATAGAAGAACTGGAAGGTGTAATCTTTAAAAATCCTTTAGATGGGAAATGGGAGACTTCGGATGAATACCTTTCTGGAAATGTCCGTGAAAAACTGCGGATGGCGGAAGCATCTGCAGAACATGATCCATCTTTCGAGCTCAATGCAGAAGCATTGAGAAGAGTGCAGCCCAAAGAACTGGATGCGTCGGAGATAGAGGTTCGTTTGGGTGCTCCATGGATCAAGGCAGAATACATCAATCGGTTTATGGCTGAGATTTTCCATACGCCTGCATACCGGTTGGGAAAATCTATCAATGTCACTTATGCAAAGATCAATGGACAATGGAATATTTCGGGGAAAACACAGGATTTTGGAAATCCTTTGATTACGGCAACCTATGGAACCGGCAGGGCGAATGCGTATCGTTTATTGGAAGATGCCCTGAATCTGAAAGATACAAAAATCTATGATACGGTCATGGAGGATGGAGTAGAAAAACGTATCCTGAATAAAAAGGAGACTATGCTGGTTCAGCAGAAGCAGGAAATGATAAAATCAGCATTTAAAGACTGGATTTTTAAAGACATACGGCGCCGGGAGGATATTTGCAGGACGTACAACGAACTGTTTAATAGTACCCGGCCCCGTGAATATGACGGAAGCCATATTCAGTTTGCCGGCATGACACCGGAGATTACCCTGATGCCCCACCAGAAAAATGCCATTGCCCACGTTCTTTATGGAGGGAATACCTTGCTTGCCCATTGTGTCGGGGCAGGGAAAACCTTTGAAATGATTGCTGCTGGTATGGAGAGTAAACGTCTGGGGCTTGCACAAAAAAATCTATATGTTGTGCCAAACCATCTGACAGAACAGTGGGGCAATGATTTTTTAAGGCTTTATCCGGGAGCAAATATCCTTGTGGCAACGAAAAAGGATTTTGAGCCGGCAAACCGAAAAAAGTTCTGCTCCAGAATTGCAACCGGGGAATATGACGCAGTAATTATCGGGCATAGCCAGTTTGAAAAAATTCCTCTTTCAAAGGAACGGCAGATTGAGACAATCAACCGTCAGATCGCAGATATTACCTTTGCGATTGAAGATATGGCAAGGGAAGATGGTACCCGGTTTACCGTTAAGCAGATGGAAAAAACGAAAAAAACGCTGCAGGAAAAACTGAAAAGACTAAATGACCAGACAAGAAAGGATGATGTTGTTACCTTTGAGCAGTTAGGTGTGGATCGTCTGTTTGTAGACGAGTCACATTACTATAAGAACCTTTTTTTATATACAAAAATGCGGAACGTGGCAGGTATTTCACAGACGGATGCACAGAAATCTTCGGATATGTTTATGAAATGTCAGTATTTGGATGAAATTACAGGAGGTAAGGGTGTGACGTTTGCAACAGGAACCCCGATCTCAAATAGTATGACGGAGTTATATACCATCATGCGTTACCTGCAGTATGATACGATCCAGAAGATGGGATTGGGACATTTTGATGCGTGGGCAGCTTCTTTCGGGGAGACTGTTACGGCGATTGAATTATCTCCAGAGGGAACGGGCTACCGGGCAAAAACTCGGTTCGCCCGTTTTTATAATCTTCCGGAACTTATTTCACTATTTAAAGAAGCTGCAGATGTACAAACTGCGGATATGTTAAAACTTCCAGTGCCGGAAGCAGAATATATCAATGAAGTGTTAAAACCCAGTGAAATTCAGAAGGAAATGGTAAGCAGCTTTGCTGACCGTGCAGAATTGGTAAGGGGCGGTGTGGTAGATGCAAAAGACGATAACATGCTGAAGATTACGAACGATGGAAGAAAATGTGCTTTGGATCAGCGACTCATCAACGATATGCTGCCGGATGAAGAGGATAGTAAGGTAAACCGCTGTGTAAAAAATGTATTTGACATATGGAAGGAGACTTCAGAGAAGAAGTCAACACAGCTTGTTTTCTGTGATCTTTCGACGCCGAAAAATGACGGTTCTTTTAATGTATATGATGATGTCCGTGAGAAATTGGTGGAAAAAGGCATCCCACGGGAGGAGATACGGTTTATCCATGAAGCAGGGACAGAGGCACAAAAAGCAGAATTATTTGCAAAGGTACGGGCAGGGGATGTGCGTGTACTTCTTGGTTCTACACCGAAGCTGGGTGCTGGTACAAATATACAGGACAGGCTCATTGCTCTTCATCATTTAGACTGCCCTTGGAAGCCATCTGATCTGGAACAGCAGGAAGGTCGTATTCTCCGCCAGGGAAACCAAAATGAGAAAGTTAAGATCTTCCGTTATGTCACGGAAAATACATTTGATTCATACATGTGGCAGATTTTAGAGAATAAGCAGAAATTTATTTCTCAGATCATGACCAGTAAATCCCCGGTACGTGCCTGTGAGGATGTGGATGATGCAGCGCTTTCTTATGCGGAGATTAAAGCTCTTGCCACAGGAAACCCTTACATAAAAGAAAAAATGGATCTGGATATTCAGGTCAGTAAACTGAAGCTGATGAAGGCAAACCACACAAGTCAGATCTATCGGCTGGAGACAGATATTGCAAACCGGTATCCGATGCAGATTACATCCATGAAAGAACGTATTTCCGGACTGACTGCCGATCTGGAAACTGCAAAGCCGATTTTAGAACAGGAGAAAAATGCTTTTTCCATGGTCATAGGGGGAAAGACTTTTGTTGACAAAAAAGAAGCAGGAACGGCACTGATTGCTGCCTGTGCGGGCTTAAAGGCAGTCCATACAGAAGGGATTGTCGGGGAATATCAGGGATTCTCCCTGTATTCCAGTTATGATGTGTTTAACCAGCAGTTTAAACTGACGATCAAGGGGAAATGCAGTTATCCCATTGAGATGGGAAAAGATGCCATGGGAAATGTCCAAAGGATTCAAAATGTTCTTGGAAATATTGAAAAGCATCTTGCGGAATCGAAGCAAAAATTAGAAACACTACAGGAACAGCTTGCCACTGCAAAGGAAGAAGTTACCCATCCTTTTGCTCAGGAAGAAGAACTGGCTATGAAACTGGAACGGCTGTCAGAGTTAAATATTTTGCTGGATATGGATGGAAAAGGCTCATCGGATACCCTGGGGATGGATGAAGAAGTTGCGGATGTTCCGAGACGATATTCCAATCTGGCAGGGAGAGTATCAGATGCGTCCCGCATGACGGAGGAAGAAAGAAAACCATCTGTCTTGCAGAAACTTAGAGCAAAGCAGGTGGAAGCTGCACAGAAAGAGAAGAAAATGTCCAAAACCCAAAGAAGAGGACAGGAATTGTAAAACAACCATATATCCCGTCGCAGGTTACATGTGGCGGGATGATTTTTATAACTTTAGAAGGAGGAGGTAATCATGGCAAACAAACGTGAAGAACAGCTTAAAGAAATTACAGAACGGCTGGAACAGGGGGTTCAGGAACTTTTTACATCTGAGCGTTACAGGGAATATTTAAACACGATGGCAAAATTCCATAATTACAGCTTTAACAATACACTTTTGATCGCAATGCAAAGACCGGATGCTACCCTGGTGGCCGGGTATCAGGCATGGCAGAAGAAATTCAACCGACATGTGCTGCGTGGGGAGAAAGGGATTCAGATTATCTCTCCCGCCCCGATAAGGGAAAAGGAAGAAGTAGAAAAGATTGATCCAGAAACAAATGAACCAATATTAAAAGCGAATGGACAGCCGGAAACGGAGATTATTGAGCATGTGATTCCCAGATTTAAAGTGGCTACTGTATTTGATGTTTCACAGACAGAGGGGGAGCCTTTACCTGATCTGGGAGGGGCGGACCTGACGGGGCAAGTTGCAGATTTTACGGTATTTATGGAAGCAATCCGAAATGTTTCTCCGGTACCGATACGGTTTGCAGAAATTGAAGGGACATCCCATGGATATTATCACAATACGGATAAGGAGATTGTGATTAAAAGCGGGATGAGTGAAAGCCAGACCATGAAAACAGCCATCCATGAAGTTACCCATGCCCTTTTGCATGACAGGGATCTGATGGAGGAACAGGGCGTTGAAAAAGACAAAATGACAAAAGAAGTAGAAGCGGAAAGTGTTGCTTATATTGTATGTCAGCATTTGGGACTGGATTCTTCGGAATATTCTTTTCCGTATATTGCCGGATGGAGCAGTGACAGGGATATGAAAGAACTTCGTGCATCCATGGATTTAATCAGAAAAACAGCGGGAGATTTTATCGAAAATATGATGGAGCAGCTTCACGTTTTACAGAAGGAACATCCGTTAGAAAAAACATTTTCAGAACAGGAAACATCAGTGCTATCTTTTGAAGAATACCAAAGAGTGGAATTATTTGATGTACCGGCACTGTTTGCAAATGAGCGTGTGGATTTAGCATCACTTCCGGAGGGGATTTATCGCTATGAACTGCGTGGAGCTGATTATGATCCGGGCTATCCTCTTACCATTGAAAAGAATGTAACAGTCAATCATGCAGCTACAATTCTAACGGTTGTCCCGCTGAATATCCCAGAACAGGGGTATTTGAGGATTGGGGAAGAATTGAATATGACAGGAGGGATGCAGCGTATCCCTGAGTATCAGTCGGAAATGTCCGAGCATGATCTGACTGTGGAACGTAAAAAAATTGAAAATGCCATAGGCAGAGCAAATGAATCCCTCTATCTTTCCGGTACAGATAACCGCTATGCCATTTATCAGATTGCCGGCAATGCGAAAGGAAGAGAGTATGCGTTTATGGGAATGGATTTTGTGACTTCTCACGGTATGACTGTACAGGGGGCAGATTATGCGTACATTTATGGCGGATTGTTATCAGAGAATGATACGTTGGACAGCCTGTATCAGACTTTTAACATCAATCATCCGGAAAATTATACCGGACATTCTCTTTCTGTCAGCGATGTGGTTGTGGTACAAAGAAATGGAGAAGCAAAAGCATATTATGTGGACAGTTTTGGTTTCAAGGAGCTGCCAGATTTTGTACAGCAGAGAATCCAGGAGGCAGAAATGAACCATAAAAGGGAAGATTCCATGATTACACTTGATACAACCGGCGTGAAAATAGAACAGCATGAGGGGTTATGGCATACGGTTGATAAGATGGAAATTGAAAATGAAATATTTTATTTGATGCGTCACAATGAATATGGAGATTCTGTGGCGGCAGTTATTTTAAATGCAGATGGAGAGCTGGTAGCACAGGATTTGGAGAATGGATTTGATCAGGACGCTATGGAAGCAATCCGAGAGTTTCTGGAAGAAAAAGGAGTTGAAGACCGGGAAATGAAAGCTCCATTTATTGCACGATATTATGTTGTGAATGACGCTTACGGTGTAAAGGCAGAGCGTGAATACCAGTATTTTACAGACATCAATGAAGCGCTAGGTGCTTATCACCGTTTAGTAAATCATTTAGATAAACAGATTGGAATGGAAAGTACAGAAAATCCACCTTCACGGATGCCTTTGATTTCCTGTAAAAATGGAATAGAGGAAGTAAAAAATCTTGAATTTATCTCTTTAAGTGATAAATGGATAAATTCGGAAACAAAAGCTGCATTAGAAAAAGCAGAACAGTATCTTCAGGAGTATGATAAACAAATTGCTTATTGGCTTGAAAAAAATGAAAAGTATCTTTTTATACAGGAGGTTCCGGGTGGTTTTGATTATACTTTTTACGATAAAGAATACGGGGAAGTGGACGGCGGAATATATGAAGATTTTGGTATGACATTTAAAGATATTTTGCAGGAGATTATGCGTGACGAGCTTTGCCCATCAATAGAGGAATGTAAGGTAATTGACAGTGAGGAATTAATGCAGAAAGTGGATGAAGTGGAGCAGGAGAAATTGCAAAAGGAGGTTAAGATTGAAACCGAAAGGAATAAAAGTACATCCTCTGTTTCGGACAGGACAGCACCAGAAAAGGCTCTTTGCGGGAAGAGTTGTGCAGAGATAGAAGAAACAGTTCTTTGTTTTGCACAGGCTCAACTGGAAGAAATGGGATTAGAAAATGAAGTTACATTAATTGGTGCCCGTGTGTATGGAAGTCGGACGAGGGAGGGGTTATATAAAGAAAATTCGGATTTGGATGTTGTTCTTTCTTATACAGGAAATATTAGAGAAGAAACATTTTTTAATTGTTTAAATGAATATGGGATGGCGATTGCAGGATTAAAATTAGACATCAATCCAATTTCCGAGGAAAAAACAGGTACTCTGGCAGAATATATGGAAATAGCAGAAAAATATCTGGACGATAAAGAAGCAGAAAAAACAGAAGCAACGATTTCATTTTATGCTGCAGAATGTATGGAATTTCCAGTGTTGGGAGAGTACCATGAAAACCTTACCTTAGAGGAAGCGTTGGCTGTTTATGAAAAGATACCAGCAGGGAGGATGAACGGAATCAAAGGAATTGGTTTTGTCTTACACGATGGAAGCGCTTATGATAATGCAGAGTATGAGTTGATGTCAGCCGGACAGGTCAGGACAGATATGATTGATCTGATTCCGCATTATAAGGAGAGTTCTCTTGTGCAAAAGGCTATAACAGATGTAAAAAAGTATCTTGAAAATCAAATAGCAAAGGAATTTGATAAGAATATACCCAAAAACAAGGAACGACAGATTGTGACTGAGAAATTGCAGGAAGAAAGGAATGAGATTTCCCAGCAGCAAAAGGGCGGAAGAAAGGAATCAGTCCTGCAGGCACTCAGGGAACGTCAGGCAAAGCTAAAAGCACAGGAACAGGCAAAACAAAATGAAAAATCGCATACGAAAAAGAAAGGGGAACAGGAGTTATGAGAAACGTGAAATTTGAAGAAAACGAGCTGTTGGTTATGGCAATGTTTGATGCAGGAAACCGCAGAGAAACAATGGAGAGGATTGAAGAAATCATTCCCCATGTGGAAGAAGACCAGGAAATATATTCGCTTGTTCTCCAAACAATTGAGAAATTGAAACGGATCACAGATATGGATTATCATAGGATTGATCTGGAGGGGTATAAGCAGGAGCCGGAGGATGGAGAATGAAGTTAAATCAGTTTGCGGTTTATCAGTTGAAACAGGATGCACAGGGCAGAAAACTTGCTTTCCGGTCTTATCAGAGCTTAAAGGAACAGGGAATTGCTGTACGTGCAGAGTATTATGATCAGGTTTATCTAACAACGGCTCTTCCCCATGATACGGTAGAATCTATCTGGAAACGACTGTCTTTAAAGACACCGAAGAATTTTAAAGGATACCATTCCCTGAGTATCAGTGATGTACTTGTGTATAACCATGAAGGGATTGCCTCTGCTTATTATATAGATAAAGAGAGATTAGTGCCGATTGCAGGATTTATACGGTTGCATTCTTCCAGTACCATGGTGTCTATGGAAACGACAGATTTTCATGTGGAAGGAAAAAAAGGAAACTGGATTGCTGCAGATGAAATTATTATTGACGGCAGACAGTTTTTTTTGATGGAGAGTGATACTTACAAAAATGCTGCACAATATCTGGTTGTATCACAAGAGGGAGAAATTGTTTCCCAGGAGAGCAGGGGATTTGATGAGCAGACAATCCAGCAGATCAGAAAATTTCTTAACCCTCCACATACGGAAAAATCTATAGAAAAGCCGAAGTTGGAAACGTATCAGAAATATTATGAGAATGGTGAGTATCTTCGGAGTGCGGAACTGGCAGAAGAACAAAATTATAATATGATTGACGGCAGAATAAATAATACCCATGAAAAGAAAAAAAGGGGGCGGGAATCTGTATTAAAAAAATTGCATCAAAAGCAAAAGGATATAGCTGCCAGAAGCGGAAAGCAGCAGGTACAGGATTTGGAGCGTAACAGGAAATAACAGATACCCCAGTCAGCAGATTCAAGTTTGTTGGTAGTGTCAAATGAGTTATGAAAAACTGAGTCAAAAGAAAAAGGCTCAGATGAACCTTGATAATTGCAGATATTTTAGTCAGAGGTAAATTTACGCCACCCTTGACAGCACGCAAAAGAACTGCTGTATGTAGATTACCGACGGCGAAGAACTCAAGAACAGTTAGAAATTCTCCGGTCGGATACAGCAGTGTAGCAGTTCTTTTGCGTGCCTTCAAGGGCAAGCCGAAAGCTGTGCTTTCGGTGGCTGGATCTGTTACCTCGGGCTTGGAATCTAAGAACAGTTAGAGCCTTCGGTTTGAAGATTTAAGATGGTCTGTTGTCCTAAGAAAATGAGTAATTGCCATTTTCCCGGCATGTTATCAGCACCATTTAGCATATCCACTTTATTCAAAACCTGATATTGATTATGCTTGTGCGGTCTTAAAAAGTTATAGTAAGCCACCCATAAAGCTAAATCGTAGTTGGCACCTTCGTAATTATCAAATCCATTTGTGGTTCGGTAGGAGGCTTTATAGGTGCGGTTGAGACGCTCAATCATCTGTTTGTAGGGACGAAATTCTTTTGAAACTTCGTCATCATTGGTTAAGCCGATTACTTGTGTAATGCTGAATTTAAAGTTATCTTTAAATTTTCTGGCAAATTCCATAGCAGCTAATGGATAGGCACTGTATCCATCCGCAATGAATTTAAAGTTTTTGGGTAGTTCTGTGAGATGACGGAAAGCCATCCGCATGGCAAGGATACAAGGACCAACACTCCGATTGTCAGAAACCTGATATCCAATAATGGACCGGCTTGCAGCGTCCATGATGAACCAAATGTAAGCCTTGATACCGCGGACTTTAATATAGGTTTCATCGGCGGTAAAAACATCGCCAGTTTTATAATCGTAATGATCGACAAAGGGCTTGATACAGATAGCGGCTGTTTTACAATAGTTGGCGATCTGCTGATGGGAGATGCGGATGTTATAAAGATCCTTGAGCGCCTGAGAGGTTTTTCTTAAAGATAGACCGAGATTGATATGTAGAGTCAGGCAAAGGGACATGACATGAGCATTGTGTTTGGAGAATCTCAGGGAAGAAGCATTCTTTGGGAGAGAGCTTAAATCCATGGCAAAAAAATCTACTGTGAATTCGCGGTAGATATAATGGAGTTTATATTTTGTTTTTCCATGTTTTTCTTTTAAATCTTTACGATCTACTTTTGCAAGATTATGGAGATAGTAAGGACACTTAGGGTTCACGCATTTATGCTTACGGAAGAACTTACGGTCTTTCTTGGGAACTAAAGAATGTCCGCAGTGAGGGCACAGAAATCGCATGGGAGCAGTCACAGAATCACCGGAAGAGAAGGTTTGTCCACAGATTTTGCATTGATACTGTCCGTTGCCGCCGTTGTTGTCATAGATGAAATGGTGAGGTGCACCACACAGAGGGCATACCGTATCTACCGGAATACATTTTCCGTTTCGGCGTTGTACCGGCTTCAAGGATTTGTGGTATTTCCAATGATAGTATTCCAGAAGGAATTGCCAGTCTTGTTTGATGAAGGTTTTGATGATGGGAAGTTCATCTACTTTAAACTTTTGATATTTTGGAGAGTGGGAATCATCGAAAGCCCACTGTTTGAGGGGAATATATCTGCATATAAAATTTAAAAGCCAACAAATCTGTTGATGTTGGTATTGAATAAAAGAAAGTAAGTAGTGTATAATGTCCATGAGCATTGTCTCCTTTGGTTTAGTTGATGTTTGGTCGCGGATATTATACCAGAAAAGGGAGGTCAATGCTCTTTTTATTTGCAACTTCCCATAAAATCAAGGTTTTTAATGGATTTAAACAATAAAAAAGAGGTAGTTTTTGACACTACCAGTTTGTTGGCCGGGGTATTTTTATGAAACTTAAACCCGTTGACAGTAAAAAGAATATTTGATAAGATAAGATTAGATAAAAAAGGTACTGCCGATAGACGGTTAGTCCTTGATTATATTGGTTACAAAAATAACCGCAAGTTTTCCAGACTTAGGGCGGTTATTTTTGTTTTCTGCTTCCTATTGTGTATCCGAGACTGAAGCAGCCAACGCATAAGCTAATGACTGCGATCAAACCTTCGATTGTCAACATTGGCAACCCCTCCTCTTTCATGTATTTCTACAGGGAAAACTGTAGATGTCTATGTAGTCGGAGGGTAACAGTCCCTCCGAGAAGAAGGACTAACCGCCTACCGTGAATGGCAGTACCCATGCAATCATTCTACAATAAGCCTTGCCGATTGACAAGGATTTTTTACAATTCAGATTCTTTCCATTTTTCCTGGGTTCTCACTGGTTCTTTTCCTAGAATAGTATCTACATTGGTACAAACGGTACGCAGCTCTTGCTGGTAATCTTTAAAGTAACGGTAAGTACCATACTGAGCATTTTTCTGTGTGAGTAGTTTCTCCTTTTCTGTGTTTAAGTGTTTCATAGATGGCATTTTTCCATCAGGATTTTTGTTTTTTAAGTATCTGGCAGCGGCTTCATAAGTTTCGATTTCGGTTAGGTGTTCCTGCCGGAATCTTTTTTTGTTCTTTGACTGTAGCATTTGTGTAAAGACAGGTTTGTTGGAAAAATACTGACCGGTGTAGTGAATCTGTTCATTGATGTCACGCAGGTCAGCCTCAGTTTTCTTGACAGTACGTCTTGCCAGAGATAGCTGCATAGTAATATCTTCATATTCATTCTGTAGATCGGTTTTTGTATCAAAATGATGTTCCTCTATATAGGCAACGGTCTTTGCCATTTGCTGAAGGTTGGAAATTTTTACTTTTTGTGCGTATGTCTGATTTTGTTGAGCCTTTATACAGTTCTGCAGATCGACGACAAGCCGGAGGTCAGATTTGATAAATAATATTTTGAGTGCTTCGGTATCCAGTTCTTTTTCAAAAGAAGATTTCAGGAAGTCGTCAGGCATGTAATCAAAACCTTTCTGACAAGAATTTTGTTCAGAGGGAATTATTTTTTTGCGGATTTCAGGACGAACAGTATGAGCTGCGAATACTTCCAGTAAATGTGCTTTTCCATAATCGTTTCCTAGTGTTCGCTCCGAAATATGTTTTTCACGTTCTGGATGTCTATAACTGAAACGTCCTCTTTTATCAAATACTTCAATTTCATATTTTTCCCATAATCGTCTCTTGAAATCGGAGAAGGAGTGGACAGAAGCAGAAATATCATCGACAGCCTCACGGATAAATTGTTTTTGCGTAAGGTATCGGGTATTCATTGGCGTTAAGCCATTGGCAAGGATTTCCTGATTCAGTTTATCCAGTGCATTTTGCCCCTTTCTGGATGCCCAGTATTCTTTTTCCGTGATTTTCTTGGAAGCGGGAGAGAGCAGATCCACCTGATACAGATTTTCACGCTGGCATATATCCATAAGAGACTGTTGGAGATATTTCAGATAATCTTTTGTCAAATGATGTTTATATCCGGCACGGCTGTCGCAGGTACGTTCCATAAAAGGCTGTGGCTCTACATCCAGTTTCCGCAGACTGTTGATTATGATATGTACATGAATATTGCCACTGTGGTTATGTCCATCTGTGTGTGTACAGACAAGTGCTTGATGTCCGGAAAAGTTTTTGCTGGCAAATTCCATACCGAGAGCCTGAGCCTGTTCTCCGGTCAATCCGTGATCTGTACAATCTTTCGGATCAAAACTGAGGATATAATGATGTGACTTGATTTCGTCATAAGAGTGATTTTTATGATACTGCATATTTAGTTCTTTACATTCTATGTCAAAAGTAAAAGGATCACAGTTTATTCCATCGAGATAATATTCTTTACGGGGAATCAGCCGTCCGTTTTCATCAAGGACTGGTTTATTTGTATATTCATCGTATTGGAAAATAAGGTAGCGTTGTGCTTCTCCGTAATCTGCATTTTTACTTGCTATGTGTTTTAGTATTGCCATGTGAGTTTTCCTTGGAATGATTTTGGGCAGGTGATGAAAAGGTAGTAAAGTCTCCAGTCATTTTTAAAACTTTATATTTCATTTCATAAATATCAGCAATGCATTGGTTAATTTCTTTTCGCATTTCCTGTGAATGAATACCGCCAAAGTTGAAGTAGCGGGCGATTTGGTTTAAATTACTGCCGATTTTTCCAAACTCTGCAATCAATGTTTTTATTTCCGGAAGATCTGCAACAATTTCATATTTCACAATCACCTTTTTATTCATAAGCTGTTTTCGGGCATATTCAGCCAATGGAAGCTGTGCGTTTTGGGCATTGGTTGAAATCAGTTCGTATTCTATATCTGTGAGACGGAGCATAATCTGATGATGGTGTTTCAATTCCTTTTCTTTTTTCGGTCTTGCCATTTTAATCCCTCCTCTACCAATTTAGTGATATATATAAATAAGCCAATTGGAGAATTGTGTAGGGAAAGGTTTTATAGAGAAAATGTTTCTGATTTTCCGTGATGGAGACAATCACGCTGCGACTATTTTTATAGAAGCCAATTTGTATATTTGAAAATGTGCATTGTCCGAGGGAATGGGGAGCGAAATCCCCATCAAGATCGCCGGGTAAACAAAAATCACGAAGTGAGTTTTGAGTTACTCGGGCGAATCTTGCTCTCGTTATCCTGCATAACTATATAGGGTTTGAAATAAAAAATAACATGAATATTCGTAATAATTACATCAAAAAATAATGAGTCAGCTAGTATGATAAACTAAAAGAAAATAAAATTAGGAGGTTAAATCTATGAAAAAAAGTCTGAAACAGTTGGTAATGGTATTGATATTGGCAATAATGATATTTCCAGCATCAGTGCGAGCAGAAGGAAATAATTGCTTTGGAGATGATTTGAAAGGTGCAGATCAGGAGGCGTTTAGTACACTTATTGATGAAATTCAATGTATTAAAGAAGCTCATCCGGAATTTAACGATGAAAGGATTTTGGAGATTATAGATCAGAATCATACTAAATTTGAACGGGGTATTAGTGATATATGGAATTCTCTTACAGATTCTGAAAAAAAGCTGTGTATTCGTTATCCTTTTGCTGCATTAAAAGTGAACACGGCGAAAAATATAGCAACATCAAAAACAGAGAGCAAATTTGGAATGAATGGACTGGGGGATCGAAGTGACGCTTTTCGACATGGAATTTGGAATGCAGAAATGACGATACTGATTGGAAAAGAAAAAGCGGAATTGTTTGCAACAGCTCATGAGGATAAAGATGTTACTGGAAATGAATCAGATGGTTATCCTAAAGCAGCTCATAGAGATATGGATTTACATAATAATGCAGTAGGAAGAGAAATTGGTGAGGATAATAATAAGGCAACAGAAGAGGAAATGGCAGATATAATTTATAATGAGGTAATGTCTCTAGAGACACAATTTGTTTGGCTACATGAATAGAGTTTGCAAACTGCTTTAATGAAGATACAAATTTTTGAATTTAATATGCTCCTTTTCAGATGTTATGTTTTCTGGAAAGGAGCATATTTTTCAACAAAAATTTTTATTTTCTGGGCATGCTTGTAAAATCTCGAGGTAAAGAAATTTGAACAATTAGTCCATGAGGTTTATTCGCTGAGAATTTGATTTTTCCATGATGTAAATGGACAATTTGATTTACAATTTTCAGACCTAATCCATGTTCTGTACTATCGGGATTGCGAATAAATCCATTTTTATTTAAGTGTTCCAAAGTATATATATCAACTCCTTGCCCAGTATCTTCAATAGAAAAAATACAAAAATTTGTATCTTGATTAATGGAGACAGTAATATGACAACCGTTTGGATTATGGATAAAACTATTCCGTATGAGATTAGTCAACATTCTATTCAATAGGAAAGTATCTCCTATTATTTGAAGATGGTTTTTCTCATAAAATTCGGAGAGAATAAGCTCATATTTGTCGGATAAATTATTATTTATAAATTCAGCAATTACTTGTCTAGCAAGCTCAACAGGGTTTATAGAGTTATGTCCAATAGTGTACATAGAATATTCGAGCTTTGTTGTCAAATTTAAATTTTCGACTAAATTTTTTAAATGTTCGCTGTGTGTACGGATAATGCGTGCTTGGTTATGGACTGTTTCAGAAACATCGGGGTTATCCTCTATTTCACTGGAATAGCCGAGAATCATTGATAGTGGGGTACGTATGTCATGAGATATTCCTCTAATCCAATCCGCTCGTGTGTTGTCTTTTTTTATAAGATATTTTCCAGCACGATTTAGCTCTGCTCTGATTTCGACTAATTCACCACTTTCGTCAAGATGAAAAGAAGAACCATCTGATAATGAGTGAATACTATCGAGTATAGGAGAAACGGCTTTTTCGATTTGATGAATATTTCGTAAAAAGAAAAAAATGATCAGACATATATTTGCTAGAAAAATAGCTAACACAATATACATACCAGTAACAAAATATTTCTTATTAAATGATGTATAAAATTGAGTGACCTTATCGGGAGATAGCCCTACAACAAGTAACCCATCTAAGCGTTTCCATATGTTTACGGGATAGTCCTCCAGATACCAGCGACTAAATAAAGCTATATCTGTTGCAGAATAATGGCGAGAGAGCTGTTGTGGCATTTTACATTCCCATGTAACATCTCCGTTGTCGTTTAAAAGCATAGCCCATGCGTCAAAAGACTTTAAAAAGGCTTCTACATCTTCGTGAGCTTCTATTTGATTGTTGTTATTTTCAATTAATGAAGAAAATTTTTCTATTGGAAACTGTGATTTGGAAGCTCCTTCTAAATAAAATATCAATAAAAAAAGACATATTAAGAGAGCATTTACCAATAGAAAAAGGGCAAGAATGCGAAGCGTAGAGAGAATATACTTGCGAAAAAAATTTTGAGTTCGTGTCATGGCTTTTCTCCTTTTAGATATAGACGATAGCCAATTCCTTTTGTAGTAATGAGAGATTGTGGAGTGGAAGGTGAAGCTTCAATTTTTTGACGTAAATGTCGTATATGAGTTACTAAAGTACTTTCATATCCTTCCCAATAATAATCTCCGCAAATGGTTTGACATAAAGAGCCTGTAGTTACGATTCTTCCAACATTCTCATATAATTTTTTAAATAATAAGAGTTCTTTAGAAGTTAAAGTAAAAGTTTTATTTCCACATTGTACCTTAGCACAGTCAAGATCTACTGTTGATGCTGCTAAATGGACAATGTGGTTTGGATTAGGATAAGCACGTTTCATTAGTGCTTGTACTCTTAGGAGCAATTCTTTAGGAAGAAATGGTTTAGTTAGATAGTCATCAGCACCATTTTCAAACCCTAAGAATTTACTATCTGCTTCTCCGCGAGCAGTCAACATTAAAATTGGAATTCTGCTAGATTCTCGGACCTCTTTTAAAATGGTAAAGCCATCTATATCAGGTAGCATAACATCTAGTATTATCATATCTGGATTAAGGGTTGACCAAAGATGAAGAGCTTGCGCCCCAGTATTGGCTATGGTGAGGTTAGTAAATCCGGCATTTGTAAAAATTGTTTCAATCATTTCACATAAATCTTTTTGGTCATCAACTATAAGAATCGAACGTTGTTCCATTAGTGCGTATACCCCTTCCTGAAGTTTTGTTGTCATTTAAGATATATTATATCAAATAAAGTGATTTTTGTATATTGTTCAGGAAAATCTCAAGGATAATTCAAGGTTGGCTCAAGGATAACTCAAGGAACATATGGTATTCTTATATCAAACAAAGATTTAGGCGGTTGCAAAACTTACTGAATACAGATTATCTGCATTATACTGTATTCACACAAAAGTGTGTATCTACAGTATAAAGGAATTTATGTAATAGAGCCTTGAAAGTGGCTCTGAATTACCGGAATGTATGGCTCTGATGAGCCGGTAGGGTGGCTCTCAAACTCCGGACAGGTGGCTCAAAAGGTGCCAGTATAATCATAAAGTATAGTAGAGAAAAATAAAAATACAAGATTAAAAAATGAGTATTTATGTGGAGGTTAGGTTTTGTTAAACGCTTAAAATAACTAAAAGAAAGGTGAAAAAAATGAAAGATTGTATTATTGAAACAGAAAATTTGACCAAAAAGTATGGAAACCAGTCTAGCGTTTCAAATCTTAATATCCATGTAAGACAAGGTCGCATTTATGGATTGTTGGGAAGAAATGGAGCTGGAAAAACCACTACAATGAAAATGCTGTTAGGATTAACAACTCCTACATCTGGAAAAATCAAAATATTCGGAAAAAATATTCGGGAAAATGAAAAAGAAATCTTGCCTCGCATCGGAAGTTTGATTGAATCACCGGGTTTTTATCCAAACTTGACAGCAACAGAAAATCTAAAGATTTTTGCTGATTTAAGAGGGTTAAAAGATTCTAAATATATTAAAGGAGCTTTGGAACTCGTCAATTTGCCTTATCGGGATAAGAAATTGTTTTCACAATATTCTCTCGGAATGAAACAACGTTTAGCGATTGCGTTAGCAATTATGCATAATCCAGAGTTGTTAATATTAGACGAACCAATTAATGGACTGGACCCTATTGGTATTGCAGAGGTACGTAGTTTTATAAAAGAGTTGTGTGATGAAAGAGGAAAAACCATACTGATTTCTAGCCATATTCTTTCAGAAATTTCTTTGTTGGCAGATGATGTTGGAATTATTGATCATGGTAAATTGTTAGAAGAAGAGAGTTTGGAAGAATTAGAAGCAAAAAACACGAAATTTATCCATTTTCTTGTTTCTGATGCACGGCAGGCAGCTCAAATTATTCTTACTGAATTCAACAATAAAAACATGCAGGTTGTTGATGGGAATAATTTATATCTTTACGATACAACATTGCCAACTGATGTAATCAATAGATTGCTCTTTGAAAGAGGAATCAATATTTATCAAGTACATTTATGTGAGGATACTTTAGAGGACTATTTTAAGAAAATCACAGGGGGTGAGGGGATTGCTTAAATTAATGAAAAATGAGTTCCGAAAACTCAAAAGGAAAATGTTTATACAACTTGTATTAGCTGCTTCTTTTCTGTTTCCTATTCCATTGACCGCAATTATTTACTATTTAAATGCGGCACAAGATAAGTATGCAACAAAAACAGAAGCATTCGATGCTCTTTGGCAGTCAGTAATCGGTTTCGGTATGCTGTTACTGCTTCCATGTATATTAGGAATAATTGCAGCACTTTTGTTTTTTATGGAAAGAGATAATGATACTTTCAAAAATTTAAGGACTATTCCTGTAACGAGCACACAAATGGTATTGGCAAAATGCTTTGTTTTACTTGTATTGAGTGTCATTTTTTGTGTTTCCTCTACTGTGGCGACTATGTTGTGCGGATTTGTTTTCTGGGGAGTATCAGATATTTTATTTAAACTGTTTTTTTCCGTACTATATGGATTGCTAATTGCTATAAGCGCCTTACCTTTAGTTTTACTAATTGTGTTTTTTAGTAAATCCTATATATTTTCTATAATGCTGTGTGTTTTTTATAGTGTGTTTAATTTACTTTCATCATTTTCGATGACGGCTTTGCCAAAAATATTGGTTCATATTTTACCGACACCAAGCATTATGATGTGGGGAACAAAGCAAATGACTTCTCGTATGATAGTGAATGATACGAAGGATTTACAGCACTTTGAACAAATGGGACTAATCCCGTCAACGCCCCAGCTTTTGATTACTTTATGCATTATTGGGACAGTCTCGATTTTCCTTGCAATTTCTCTGTATAAAAAAAGGAGTGAGTAATTATGGTTGTGATTGTAAAAAGTGAATTTATGAAGTTAAAAAGATATTTTATTGTATGGATTGGCATTTCGCTCATGCTCCTTAATGTGTTACTTACTTTATTTACATCATTAGCGGATGATGGCATGAATTGGGATTTCCAAGTTCTATTTGAACAAGTTATTAAAAATTTTGTAACAATGATTTTCCCCATGTGTATTACACTGATTGCAGGATATATTATTTCACGTGAGTATACAGATGATACGCTAAAAAATATTATAACAGTACCTGTTTCATTTCAAAAGATCCTAGCGGGAAAGTTAATCATTTCAGCTATATTATCTGTTTTTTTGGGGGTAGTTTGTTTTATTTTTACTGTAGTAGCTAATTTTATTATGGGATATGACGGATTTAGCATAAGTACAGCGCTTATAGGTTTACTTCAAATGTCACTGCTAGGTTTGTTCCTTTACTTAACTATGTTACCTATAATTGTTTTGACAAGTAGGAAAAAAGGAAGTTTCCTTGTCGGGGTTATTATTGCTTTTGTCTATGGGTTTGTAGGAATGTTTACAAACGGAATCTTACAATCGATTTATCCTGTTATGGCTACGCTCGGTCTGATTAGGTATCGAAATGGTATAGAAGGTGTTACATGGCATACCGGACTATGCCTAATAAGTGTTTTGGCGATGTGTGTAATTGGTATAGCACTGATGTTCTTAAAACCTAAAACTGAAAATCAAGACATTAAAAAAGAAAAACGAGTAGCCCCCAAAAAAGGGTGGTAATGGGAAAGTGAGGAAATATTTATGAATAAATATAAAAAAGCTGGAATTATTTTAATAGTAGGAGTTTTGGCTGTTTTATTTATGACAATAGCGTTTCTTACAACGCAGACAAACAAGGACTATTACACTCAGATTGACAACCGGTGGGTAACAGAGATTGCCCCTCACGGATTAATGAATTATAAATATTCATTGGTCGCTTATAATGCTAGTGGTGAAGCAAAAGATATTACTTTTGAGACAAGTAAGGTATTAAAAGATCAAGCATTTATTAATTTAAAAGTGGCACCTATACGGGGAGTTGTAACGTGGGCAGAAATCAATTATGAAGAATTGCCTGAAAAAGTTAAAGATATTTATAAATAAAAATGGTTGAATATCCAGATTGCTAGAAAAAGTATTCTGAAAAATATCTATAAATAGCGGTTTGGATATTCATAAAATATTACATGAAGATTCGATATTGTTACATGAAAAATTTTTCAGTGATAATTGGTGTTATATTTAACTCAGATAACAGATAAAGAGGTTTCAATTTAGAATTAGCATCTACACTATTGGACTCTTGAAAGGAGAATTCACTATGAAAGATTTAAGAAATCCAGTTGAAAGAAGAAACTTTACGCATCCTGCAGGCAATACAATGACAGAGCTGAAAGAAGCAGAGCTGAACAACTTTTCAGCAGGAGCAGGCGAGCCAAGAAATTCTGGCGGCGTACTTTGCACCAGTACAGGTGAATGCAACATGGGTACTCTTCTTATTTTCTGCTGCTAATAGAACAGCATATATGGGAAAGAATCCAAACTAACCAAAACTAAACAAAATCAATACATAACGTTCAATAGTGTAGATGTTAATTGTGAATTGAAAATATATCTTTATTATAAAGGATGGATGTCGAAATGAAAAGCAAAAATTATACATATTTTTCAGAAAGAAGTTATACTAGCAAGGCGTGTAAGATTGATAATAAGGTTGTTGATTATTGGAAAAAAATTTTAGGAGATAATGTATTTAGCAATATTGAAAAAGTATATAATCTTAGACCAGAAGTTATAATGTCAACAAAGGATTTTGAGAATGTAGCAGAATCTAAAGAAATCTTGAAATTGTCAGAATTATTTCAAACAGGATTTGGGGAAAATGTCAAGTATCAGCTTAAAATAGGAGAAAAAGAGGCATTTGTTTTCGATAGATTTCTTGATCACTTTATTAAGTTTGGGATTGAAGCATTGAATGAACAAGAGATTGAAGTTGATGAATGTATTATGGATAATTATATTGATAATATTATTCGTCAGATCAGTAAGATTTCAATAGGTACGTTGATGTTTGAAATGTACTTATGTAAAGAACAAGGAGTATTGATTGGAAATAATAGTAATGAAGAATATGTATATTATAATACACATTTCCTTGGGGATAAAAACTATATAAATGAATTATTTGAAATTTATCCTTGCCTAGAAAGAATGGTATTTGAAAGCATTTTCTACTTAGTAAACAACTACAGAGATTTATTGGTTCGATTAAAAAAAGACCATGATTATTTGGTAGAACAACTCTGTAATAGAAAAAAATTTAGCAAAATAGTTGAGATGCAATCAGATATATCAGACTCTCATAAAAGGGGAAAAACAGTTGCTGTTTTGACACTTGATAATGAGGTTAAAGTAGTATATAAACCGCGTTCACTGAAAGGAGAAAAGGCATATCAGGATTTTCAAATTTATATATCGCAAGGCTCCAAATTAAAAACAAAAATATTTAAAATTATTGATTGCGGAAATTATGGTTGGGAAGAGTTTGTAGAATCTAAACCCTGCTTTGATATGCAGCAATTAAGAAATTATTATTATAGATTTGGAGGATTGATTCTCCAAAACTATATTTTAAATGCCAATGATTTGCATGAAGAGAATGTTATAGCTTATGGAGAATATCCTATAGTCATTGATGCGGAAACAATATTGGACAATCATATAGAATTATCAAAACATAATTCTAGGGAAATCATTAATGAGAAAATTCGTGATTCTGTACTGGCTTCAGGACTACTCCCTAATTACCGTTTTTCTGATAAAGGGAAAGGGATTGATATGAGTGCAATTATGGGAAAAGAAGGTGATGAATATCCGATATTAATTCCTAGAATTGTAGATATTGGTACGTCAAATATGCGTTATGAATATGTACATCCCCTAAAAACAGCAAATAATAATCTGGCAACATTAAATGGGAAATTTATTACTCCGACTGCTTTTATAACGGAAATTGATCAGGGGTTTAGGGATGCTTATCAATTTATTATGGAACATAAGCAGTCAACTGTCGAGATGACAAAAATATTTGAAAATATAATAGTTCGCCATTTGATTCAAGATACACAGAGATATTCTATGATATTACATACATCCTATCATCCGGATTTTTTGCAAGATGGAAAAGATAGAGAATTGGCTCTTTGCAGTATTATGGGACATATTGAAGAAGTTGAAAAGTCTAATGAGGTTGCAAAATTAGAAATAAATGATATGCTCCATATGGATGTTCCATATTTTTATCTGAATACATCAAGTAATTCACTATTCGGAACAGATAACAAAGAAATTATTGACTATTTTGAGACTTCTAGTATAAGTAAAGTTAGAGAAAAAATTTGTAAAATGACTATAGAGGCTATGGAGGAGCAAAGTCGCTTTTTAAAAATAGCTCTAACAGATTTGAATGACTATAAAATTACTAGAAGGTATGACAACATAATAAGGAATAATCTAAGTGCTACCTTTGACTTGCGGAGAAAAGAAGATGCAATCAAAAGATTAGCTGAAAATTTATTTCATGATGCGGTTATAACGCCGGATAAGCATGATGTTAATTGGATTGGTGTTTCTTCGGTGGGAACTGATGAAAATACTGCTTGGCAAATACAACCATTGGGTAATTATTTATATGAAGGTCTTGCCGGAATTGCGATATTTTTCCATGCATTATGTCAAAGTTTGAAAATTGAAAAGTATCAATTTGTTTGTGATGCTTTAGATCAAAACCTATTTACATATACAAAGGAGATGGAACAAAAAGTAGAAGGTATAGAAAACGAAAGTTCAGGTATATTCTGCGGTGAAGCTGCATTGGTCTACACCTATGAAATTTTATATCAAATTACTAAACATAAAATATATCTTGAATATGCTAAGAGACATTGTGAAATTTTAAAGAAAACTCTTGATAATGATATGTATTATGATTTAGTGTACGGAAATGCTGGAGCTATTTTAGCATTACTTAATTTGTATGATCTTACAGGAGAAGAAGAGTATTTACGAATTGCAGATTTAGCAGGTGAAAAATTGCTTGCCTCTCAACAATTTGAAGAAAATACCAGAAAAGGATGGCTAGGTGCTGGAAGTAAATATCCATTAGCAGGTTTGTCTCATGGTGTTGCAGGAATTGCCTATTCATTAGTCAAGCTATGGAGCTACACCCGAAAGGAAAAGTATTTGCAAGCTGTAGTCGCAAGTATTCGGTTTGAAAATTCCTTATATGATGACAAAATTGGGAATTGGAAAGACGAGCGTGAGTATAATGGACATAAATCATCTGAACAAAATATATATATGACAGCTTGGTGTCATGGTGCAGCGGGAATTTTACTAAGCCGATGTAAGATAATGCAATTTGATATTGATAAGGGATTGCAAAATGAGTTAGATAAAGATATAAAGACAGCATTAGCGACCACTTTGAAGTATGGATTTGGAGAAAATGACTGTTTATGTCATGGTAATTTAGGTAATACTGAAATACTAATGGAATACGGTAGAATTTTTAATGACATAAAGACGTTGGATTTATGCGATGAAATACGGGCAGAGGTTTGTAAACGTATTTTGGAAGCAAATTACGACTCTGGAAGGAGTTATTTGTATGGATACAAGATTCCAGGATTCATGACAGGATTGAGTGGGATGGGATATTCATTGCTTAGAGATATAAATAAGGAGCTACCTTGCATATTGTCATTAGAAATTTAAGAAATATTGGGCAAAATAGCAAACTGTTATTATGCCCAATATTTTTTAAGAGCAAAAGGAGTATTATTATGAAGCAAAAAAGAGTACCTTTGATTCGGCAAGTCGGTATAACTGATTGTGGATTAGCCTGTTTGACGATGCTTTTTAACTATTATGGATATAATGTTGACATCAGCGAACTAAAGGCTAAGAATAGTATTGGTAGAAATGGATTGAGTTTAGCTCAATTAAAAGAAATTTGCCAGAAAAATCATTTCCAATTTAAAGCGTATAAAAATTTTTCTTCAGAAAATGATTTGCAGACAAATCTACCAGCAATATTGTTCTCTAAAACAAATCATTATGTTGTTGTTTCAAGAAAAAGAAACACTATATTTGAAGTGTTAGATCCAGTAAAAGGTAAGATTCAGATCTCATTCGATGATATTCGAAGAGAGTATATGGATATTCTTGTTATTGTTAGACCAAAGGATAAATTTGTATATAGTAAAGAAAAATCTAAATTTAAAATTCCTGTAAATAAGTTTAAATTAGCATTAGTAATTTTAACAACCTTGATTGCTCAAAGCATAATAATAATTCCGTCAATCTTTGTTCAAGAAATTGTGAATAGTTTGACATATGCAACAGAATCGTTCGAGTTTGGGAAAATGCTATTGCTTATATTAGGTATAGCAATAGCATTATTTGTAAGTAATTTCATAAAAAAAAGATGTATCTTGATATTGCAAAGTGACATATATAAAGAAACAATACAACAAATGATTGATAAAATATTTAAAATCGACATAAGTTTCTTTGAAGGTCATGCATCTGGTGATATTCAAAACAGATTTAATAGTGTATCAGAAATTTATCAATTTATTTCAATTACACTTATATCAGCTATTATAAATGCCGTAACGGCAATAATGTGCGCGTTGGTTATGATGTTACAATCTTTTTATCTCTTTCAAATTCTATTTATTATAGCAGCGGCACAAATTTTGATAGTATATTTTCTTAATAAAAGGGCACGTATCAAAATTAAAAACTATATTGCGGATCAAAGTGAATTACAGGGGAAAATGGTAGAAATTTTGACTAATATTCAGCAGATTAGATGTATGCGTATTGACACAATTCTTTGTAAAAACATAAAGGGAGATTATCAACATCTTATACAGAGGTTAAAAGAGAAAGCCCAAATAAGCGATTTTATTGAAACCATTGCTACGACATTTACAACTATATCACCAATGCTATTGTACACTATGGGAGGATTTTTAATTATAAATAGCAATTTAGAGTTAGGAGCATTAGTTTCGTTTATCACTTTGTCAACATATTTTACAGGACCGTTTCAAACGTTATCACTTATTATTCCTCAAATTAGTGTACTGCGTGAGACTATGTTGAGAATTAACGAGTTAATGAATTATAGTGATGAAATCCAAAGTGGAAAACAGAGTATTGGTAGATTTGAAAGCATTTCTTTAAAAAATGTAACATTTAAGTATTTGGGGAGTAATGAACCGGATTTAAAGGGAATTAATATAACCATTAAAAGAGGTGAAAAAATAGCTATTGTTGGCGAATCTGGGAGTGGAAAAACAACTATTTCAAAATTGTTATTAAATGCCCTTACAAAATATGAAGGTGAGATTTTACTTAATGGTTATAATATAAAATCTATTAAACGTGAGGCGATTGATCATATATTTACTATAGTGACACAGGTTCCTATGGCTATTAGTGGAACGATTAGGGACAATATAGATATATCGCATGATTTATCAGATGATGAAATTTATTCTTGTCTTAAAACGGCAGAATTAGAAAATGATGTAAATAAATTCCCTATGAAACTAAACACATTTGTGGGAGAAAATGGGCAGAATATATCAGGAGGACAAAAGCAAAGAATAGCTATTGCAAGAGCATTAGCATTGAAACCAGAGGTATTAATTCTTGATGAGGCGACAAGTAATTTAGATCCTATAACGGAAAGAAAAATATGTGATAATTTAAAAAAGTTGCACATTACACAGATAATAATTACGCATAGATTGTCGCAAGTAGAGGATGCAGATATGATATATGTGCTTAATCATGGGGAAATCATGGAGAAAGGTTCGCATGAGCAGTTGATGAAGGGAAAGGGTTTATATTCAAAGCTGGTGAGGATTGCTTAAATAAACATATTTTTAAAGCACAAAATTTGATAGGATATGGATATAAAAACAGGCAGTACTATGTATTGTCTGTTTTTTTTTGAATAAAATAAGTAATTGAATACTCCTATTATTTGTATCAAGAAAATGTGAAAAGGGTAGCATGGTAGTATCACGTATATTTAAGGAGTAAACGATTATGGAAAGCCGGATTAAAATGCTTCGGGAAAAAAGGGGCTTGATACAGGAGCTTCTAGCAGTAGAGATAGGGGTAACACAGCAAATGCTCAGCAAATATGAAAAGGATATTACCATCATAAAAGTAGATGTCTTAAAAAGGATAGCAGAATATTTTAATGTAACAACAGATTACCTGCTTGGGCTGTCTGACATGAAGCGGGATCTGTCCGGGCAGATCAAGATGAATGAAACGCTGGATGAGTATTATGACCTGATAGAAGTGTACAGAAGAATGGACGGGTATGACAGGGAAATGGTATGGTCGATCATGCAGACTGTTGGGAAAACTGCAGAGAAAAGAAAGCGGGGTGTGGGAAATGATAAAAGTAGCGATCTGTGATGACGATATTGCGACAACCGGAAAGATAGAGGACATGTTGTGCTGCATAGCAAAGAGAAACTTTATTCCGATAGAAACAGAAGTGTTCTGGGAAGGAGAGCATCTGTCAGAGGCAGTAGAGAGTATGGACAACTTTGATGTTATCTTCCTGGATATCGAGATGGGGCAGGCTGATGGGATCACAGTGGCACGGAAAATCCGGGAGACAGATAAAAATGTCCTGATCATCTACGTCACGAGCCATGAAAGCTATATGCAGGAGTCGTTTTCCGTAAGACCATTCCGTTTTTTGGTAAAACCCGTAGAAGAAAAACAGATAGCGGGTTGTCTGGAGGCGGCATATGAAGAAATCAGCAGCGCCGACAGTTATTTCCGGTACAGCTACCAGAGGCTGAACTGCAAAATACCGGTGAGGGATATCCTTTATTTTGAAAGCAAGAGAAGAAAAGTGTACATAGTTACAGAAAAAGAGACCTTTGAATTTTACGGAAAACTGAATGAGATTGAGGAAAGCCTGAGAGCCAGCAAGGGCATTTTCCTCCGGATACACCAGTCTTTCCTGATAAACTATAAACACATAAAAGGGCTGGCATACGATTTTGCCGTAATGGATAATGAGGAAAGGCTCTCAATCAGTGAAGACCGCCGGAAACTGATCAGCGAGCAATACTGTGCGATGGAGGATACGTTTTATGTCGGCATGTAAGTGGATGGCAGATATGCTGCTGGCGATGTTTACGGTATATCTCTTTTTCCTTTATTTTGGGATGTTTTTTGAGATGAGAAAAAAGAATATCCGTGTATTGCTTGGAATTATTGTGCTTGTACTCTGGCAGGTAGGAATCCCGGAGGTTATCAATGAACTTCCGAAAGCATGGAACATAGGGACAACAGTGGGGCTTGCCCTGTTCGTTGTAGCAAATGTGTTTGAAGGAAAGGCATGGATGAAAAGCTTTTTTGCGGTTACATTTGTAGCCATCTGGATGCTGGCGGAAATGCTGATTGGCAGCGTGCTGATGATTTATGGGGAAAGCATCGTGGAACGGCAGATTTTTGGTGCGTTTGCTTCAAGGCTCCTGTTCTTCCTGATCATCCTGGCTTTAAGGAAAGTATTTACAAATGAAAAGGTTACGGGTCTGCCGACGGGGTACAGCATCCTGATCATATTTATCCCGACTGGGAGCATATATATCATGAACGCAGTGTTTGTACTGGCTTACAGGACTGACTGGGAATATGCCGAGGGGTATTCTCTTGTTTCCGGTCTGATACTGCTGTTTATCAATGTGCTGATTTTTTATATTTATATACGGTTGGCAGATGATTTACGGATACGGCGGATGAATCTGGTGTATGAACAGCAGCTAGACCTTTGTGCGAGACACCAGGAAGAGAGGGAACTGTCCGTGCTGCAGATGAGGGATGTGCGGCATGGTATGAGAAACCATCTCCTGTCGATCCTTGCATATGCAGAGAGAGGGGAGAGGGAGAAGCTTATCCAGTTTGTAACCGATATAATAGAGGATGGCAGGCTGAGACCGTCCGAAGAGATCAATACCGGGAATATCGTGACAGATTCCCTGGTAGGATACTGGAAGAAAAAAGCAGAAGATGCGGGGATAGAATTTCTGACGGATCTCAGCATCCCGATGGAGATGCCGTTCCGGGGAGCGGATATAAGCCTGATCATGGGAAACCTGTTGGAAAATGCAGTGGAAGGCGCCGGGAGGGCAGAAGGCCGGAAGTACATACGGCTAAAGATGAAATATGACAAAAGCAACCTGCTGATAATGATAGAGAACAGCTACAGGGGGAAGCTGGCGAAAGGGAAAGGGGAGGAACTGAGAACAACAAAAACGGATACAAGCAATCATGGGATCGGCCTGCCGTCTGTCCGTAGGGCGGCGGATAAATATCAGGGGGTGTTGTCTGTTGACACCACAGAGCCGGGACGGTTCCTTGCCAGGGTGGTGCTGTATGGAAGTTGAAAGTGTGGGGAAGGGAAAAGTTACATGAACACTCGATATTTTGACATCAAACAGCACAATGAGTGGAGAAGGTATATACTAATAAAATTATAGATTGTGGAAAGAGTGGCATATGTGAGAATATTATTGTTTAGTGATAGCAGAAGGGTATTTGAAAAGACTAATGAAATTATCCATAGCAGATTTGAACTAATGTGGTATAGGTATAATGATTTGCAAAAAGGGCAATATCCTTTGGCAGATGTTGTCATTATACATTTTGATAAGGATAGAATTCAAGATGCGACTATACCGATAATAAGAATAAAAGGCAGGTTGGGTACACATGTTTCTATTCTAGTAATAATGAATGGAACACCACAGGAAATTTATTCTGTACTGAAAGTAGGCGCATATGATTATATAACTAATATAGATGACATGCAAGAATATAAGCAGAAATTAGAGGATATTGTTTTATGGAACAGGTATCAGAGATACGTAGATTTTTGATAAATTGTATTTGTGAAAAGTATATAAAGATGGCTTTTTTTTTGTGGATATGTTAAAATAAAACAAGAATGATGAGTGAGGATTGTACTGGATGAGAATAGAAAGCATATTGTCAAAGAATATTGATGCAATGGGAGATAAAGCGGCATATGATGCGGCCTGCAAGCGCTTGTTGGCAAACAAAGTGATACTTGCCTGGATTATGAAAGAATGTTTGGAAGAATATAGAAATTGTAATATACAGGAAATAGTTTCTCGATACATTGATGGAGAACCGGATATTGGACAAGTGCCTGTAAATGTAGATGAGCGATTGTCTGGAGAACAAATAAGGAATGTATCTGTGGAAGATGCTTCTGTTTATGAAGGCACGGTTACCTATGATATTCGTTTTTGTGCGGAAGCTCCAGGAACGGAGAACAGAATCCAGCTAATAATCAATATTGAAGCGCAGAATGACTTTTATCCGGGTTATCCGATTATAAAACGTGGAATATATTATTGTAGCCGTATGATTTCATCACAGTATGGGACAGAATTTACTTCATCTCATTACGAAAATATAAAAAAGGTATATTCGATTTGGATTTGTATGAATCCTCCGCAATATAGAGAGAATACCATTACAGAGTATTATATTGCAGAAAAAAATCTGGTGGGAAATGTCAAAGAGAAGATTGAAAATTACGACTTATTAACTGCAATCATGATTTGTTTGGGAACTACGGATGATAATTCATCTGGTATATTGAAATTATTGGAAGTATTGCTTTCGACGGAGAGAGAAGTAGAAGAAAAAAAGAAGATTCTGCAGGAAGATTTTGCAATTGAGATGACAAAGACTTTGGAAAGCGAGGTGTCTACTATGTGCAATTTAAGTAAAGGTGTTGAGGAGAAAGGAATTGAAAAAGGAATTCTTTTTTCAATTAAAAGCCTTATGGAGACAATGGGATGGTCTGCAGAACAGGCGATGGGTGGTTTGAAGATTCCTGAGTCGGAAAGAGATAAATATATAACCGAACTGAAAAATGAGAAACTGTAATTAATTATAAGAAGATAATTAAAAAATATAAGGTATAATGCAGGAAGTGGACAGCGAATAGAGTTGCCCACTTTCTTTTTTTTGATATGGCGTAATTGAATACTCCTATTATTTGTATCAAGAAAATGTGAAAAGGGTAGCATGGTAGTATCACGTATATTTAAGGAGTAAACGATTATGGAAAGCCGGATTAAAATGCTTCGGGAAAAAAGGGGCTTGATACAGGAGCTTCTAGCAGTAGAGATAGGGGTAACACAGCAAATGCTCAGCAAATATGAAAAGGATATTACCATCATAAAAGTAGATGTCTTAAAAAGGATAGCAGAATATTTTAATGTAACAACAGATTACCTGCTTGGGCTGTCTGACATGAAGCGGGATCTGTCCGGGCAGATCAAGATGAATGAAACGCTGGATGAGTATTATGACCTGATAGAAGTGTACAGAAGAATGGACGGGTATGACAGGGAAATGGTATGGTCGATCATGCAGACTGTTGGGAAAACTGCAGAGAAAAGAAAGCGGGGTGTGGGAAATGATAAAAGTAGCGATCTGTGATGACGATATTGCGACAACCGGAAAGATAGAGGACATGTTGTGCTGCATAGCAAAGAGAAACTTTATTCCGATAGAAACAGAAGTGTTCTGGGAAGGAGAGCATCTGTCAGAGGCAGTAGAGAGTATGGACAACTTTGATGTTATCTTCCTGGATATCGAGATGGGGCAGGCTGATGGGATCACAGTGGCACGGAAAATCCGGGAGACAGATAAAAATGTCCTGATCATCTACGTCACGAGCCATGAAAGCTATATGCAGGAGTCGTTTTCCGTAAGACCATTCCGTTTTTTGGTAAAACCCGTAGAAGAAAAACAGATAGCGGGTTGTCTGGAGGCGGCATATGAAGAAATCAGCAGCGCCGACAGTTATTTCCGGTACAGCTACCAGAGGCTGAACTGCAAAATACCGGTGAGGGATATCCTTTATTTTGAAAGCAAGAGAAGAAAAGTGTACATAGTTACAGAAAAAGAGACCTTTGAATTTTACGGAAAACTGAATGAGATTGAGGAAAGCCTGAGAGCCAGCAAGGGCATTTTCCTCCGGATACACCAGTCTTTCCTGATAAACTATAAACACATAAAAGGGCTGGCATACGATTTTGCCGTAATGGATAATGAGGAAAGGCTCTCAATCAGTGAAGACCGCCGGAAACTGATCAGCGAGCAATACTGTGCGATGGAGGATACGTTTTATGTCGGCATGTAAGTGGATGGCAGATATGCTGCTGGCGATGTTTACGGTATATCTCTTTTTCCTTTATTTTGGGATGTTTTTTGAGATGAGAAAAAAGAATATCCGTGTATTGCTTGGAATTATTGTGCTTGTACTCTGGCAGGTAGGAATCCCGGAGGTTATCAATGAACTTCCGAAAGCATGGAACATAGGGACAACAGTGGGGCTTGCCCTGTTCGTTGTAGCAAATGTGTTTGAAGGAAAGGCATGGATGAAAAGCTTTTTTGCGGTTACATTTGTAGCCATCTGGATGCTGGCGGAAATGCTGATTGGCAGCGTGCTGATGATTTATGGGGAAAGCATCGTGGAACGGCAGATTTTTGGTGCGTTTGCTTCAAGGCTCCTGTTCTTCCTGATCATCCTGGCTTTAAGGAAAGTATTTACAAATGAAAAGGTTACGGGTCTGCCGACGGGGTACAGCATCCTGATCATATTTATCCCGACTGGGAGCATATATATCATGAACGCAGTGTTTGTACTGGCTTACAGGACTGACTGGGAATATGCCGAGGGGTATTCTCTTGTTTCCGGTCTGATACTGCTGTTTATCAATGTGCTGATTTTTTATATTTATATACGGTTGGCAGATGATTTACGGATACGGCGGATGAATCTGGTGTATGAACAGCAGCTAGACCTTTGTGCGAGACACCAGGAAGAGAGGGAACTGTCCGTGCTGCAGATGAGGGATGTGCGGCATGGTATGAGAAACCATCTCCTGTCGATCCTTGCATATGCAGAGAGAGGGGAGAGGGAGAAGCTTATCCAGTTTGTAACCGATATAATAGAGGATGGCAGGCTGAGACCGTCCGAAGAGATCAATACCGGGAATATCGTGACAGATTCCCTGGTAGGATACTGGAAGAAAAAAGCAGAAGATGCGGGGATAGAATTTCTGACGGATCTCAGCATCCCGATGGAGATGCCGTTCCGGGGAGCGGATATAAGCCTGATCATGGGAAACCTGTTGGAAAATGCAGTGGAAGGCGCCGGGAGGGCAGAAGGCCGGAAGTACATACGGCTAAAGATGAAATATGACAAAAGCAACCTGCTGATAATGATAGAGAACAGCTACAGGGGGAAGCTGGCGAAAGGGAAAGGGGAGGAACTGAGAACAACAAAAACGGATACAAGCAATCATGGGATCGGCCTGCCGTCTGTCCGTAGGGCGGCGGATAAATATCAGGGGGTGTTGTCTGTTGACACCACAGAGCCGGGACGGTTCCTTGCCAGGGTGGTGCTGTATGGAAGTTGAAAGTGTGGGGAAGGGAAAAGTTACATGAACACTCGATATTTTGACATCAAGGAAATGGATGCGTTTTTTTGTGATAAAGTGTTAAAAACAAATGAAAGGAGTTTCAAAATATGAAAACAAAAGATTTAAAACTTCAGTCCGCCAAAGCATTGGCAAGTGCATCTTTGAAGATTGGAAAAGTATCGGCAGACAGCGCCTGCGCATATATTTTCCATCAGCCTAAAATGCCGAAAGAACTTAAAGCATTAAAGGAAAAATAAACATGAAATATTTATCGGAGAAAATAACAGATTATGTTATTAAAACCGGTGCAGCTTCCGAGGAATCATATGCGATATATCAGTATGGATTTCAGATAGGACTTGAAATGGTAAGTTGTTTTCTGACATGTTTCTGTATAGCGATATGGCTGCATATGATTCCGGAATTTGTAGTCTTTACTATTGTTTTTATGCTGTTGCGAACTTATGCCGGTGGTTTGCATCTGAATAGATTTGGAGCATGTTTCTTGTGTTCGGTTTCTGTTCAGACGTTGATATTAGTAATAAACAGTAAGTTTACTTTTCCTGTAATTTGCTCATGGATTTGTATTGTAGTAGGTCTGAGCATGGTTTGGATGTTAGCACCAGTAGAAAATATCAACCGGGAACTTGATCAGAATGAGAAAGAACATTGTAAAAAAGTTACGGAGAAAACCATAAGCGGGATACTTGTTTTTGCTATTTTCTGTACGCTTGGCAGGTTTTTAGAAATGGTATCTTTGGTTGCTATGACAGTTTTATTGGTTTTGATTTCTCAATGTATTGGTGTATTAAAATTTAAAATTGAAAAAAATGTGTATAGCCGGGAGTGATAGCGATATTATTCCCGCTTTTTTATGTCTGTGATACATAGTTGTATTAAAATGTGGGTGGTAACTGAAACAGCTATAGAGTGCGTCCGATGGGCAATGGCTCATATGGGCGCATTTTTATATACGGAAACATTAAAAAATTTCTTCTTGTTTTTTCGATTTTTTTTTAAATTTTAACTGTCCTCGTTACAAAGGGGGCAATAAGATGTTTTCGAAAATAGCTTTCAGGCAGAGGGGAGGTGATCCCCTTGAATCTGACAAGACTGGAAAAAGCTGTTGTGCAAAGAAAATTTATCAGGTATTGCATTAAAGTGCTGGATGGTGAAGCACTGAATTATTTGGATGAAATGGACAAGATCTGGGAGCGGGAAATCAATTTCTCTGAACTTCGGGAAGAAATCCTAGACGGGTTTTGTTCTTATGACGAATTTATGGAAATTCGATATTTCCAGATTATGGGTATGGAAGTGCCTGTTAAGGATGAAGCGATCAGTGAAGCACTGTACCGTCTGCCGGAAAAGAAACGGAAGATAATTCTTATGTCTTATTTTCTGGATATGACGGAAAAAGAAATTGCAGAATGTATGAATCTTGTACAGAGTACTGTGCATTACCATAAAGCGGATTCTTTGCGATTATTAAAGAAATTATTGGAGTGATACATATGCAGTACAGAAAAAAGAAAGAGCAGATTGCATTTGAAGTGATTGAGGCTGCCATTGGAGGCGATGCTGTAGCAATAAATCAGATTATTGATTATTTTCAGCCCTACATTAACAGTAGATGTCGGAGAAAGTTTATAGATGAGAGCGGGCGGACAAGATATGGAATTGATGAATATATGAAGCGCCGGATGGAAACTAAACTCATCACGAAGATATTGGGATTTAAAATACAGCTTTAATACTTTTGAACATGGGAATTTGCCCCCTTTTTGTCCATGCGAAAAGTAATGAGAGTTGGCGTACCTTGACAATTTAATATTTAGTCTGCAGGACGTAGAATACAGCGGAGCTGTGTGGCAGATATGCGAAGACTACCTGTGTCCGGCACTTTGCGACATCGTGGCGTAAAGTTGCCGGATATTGAAAACGAAAGAATATTTTAATGATATTGATGGAAAGGTACGAGCAGAAAATATCGGATCATAGGCAAAATTACGGGGATTTTGTGCGAAGATGCTGATTTCTGATAATAAGATTTCCGGAGATAAGCTGCTTCGGTTCGTGAGGATGGTGTGATACCAATGTGGCTGTGTTCCGACAGCCGTCTGCAGGAGAGTTTTATTTAGGAAGGGGAATCCAATTTAGATGGATGATAAAAAATTATTACGGTATAGTATGCAGCTATCTATGTTAAAACAATTACTTTCTAAAAAATTGATTAATGAGAATGAGTATCAAATTATACTGAAAAGATTAATGAAAGATTATGGCATCATATCTAATATTACTGCTTGACGAAATAAGTGTACTGTACTATAATCTAATTAACACTATGAAAGGAACACAATAAGAAGGGGAGAAAATGGAAGTTGAACTGATTAAAGCGAATGATTCATTTGACGGTTCTGCCAGAAGGAGAATTGAACGGTTAAGGGTTGCGGCTTATTGTCGAGTAAGTACAGATGATGAAGATCAGATAAAAAGTTATAATTCAATGGTTACCCATTATACGGAACTGATTCAAAATAATAAAGAATGGATATTTTCTGGTATATATGCTGATAAAGCAATTACTGGTACAAAGATAGATAAGCGTGATGAATTTCAAAGATTGATTCAGGACTGTATGGATGGCAAGATTGATATGGTTATTGCAAAAAGTCTCCCGCGTTTCGCAAGAAACACCTTAGATACGTTGAAATATGTGCGTATGTTAAAAGAGAGAAATATTGCTGTTTATTTTGAGGTTGAGAAAATTAATACATTAAAGGACGGCGAATTTCTCATGACCATTTTAAGTTCTGTTGCACAGCAGGAAGTTGAAAATACTTCTGCCTATGTGAAAAAGGGCTTGAAGATGAAAATGAAGCGGGGAGAGCTGGTAGGTTTTCAGGGATGCTTGGGATATGATTATGATGTGGAAACAAAAACTATTTCAATCAATGAGGAAGGTGCTGTGCTTGTACGGTACATTTTTGATAGATATGTAGCAGGGGCAGGCAGCACAATGATAGCCAGAGAACTGAATGAGCAGGGGCATCTGACAATCAGAGGAAATCCATGGACTTCATCCAGCGTTATGGGAATCATTAATAATGAAAAATATAAGGGAGATATTTTACTTGGAAAAACCTTTACGGTTGATCCGATTTCAAAAAGGCGCTTAGAAAATCTTGGAGAGGAGGATCGGTATTATATACATGATCATCACGAACCAATCATTACAGAGGAACAATTTGAACGGGCACAGGAGATGAGAAGACGTAGAAACGGAAATAGGAAATGTGGAGTCACTCCTGGAAAACGTGAAAAGTTTAGTCGGCAGTTTGCGTTTAGCTGTATGGTAGAATGCGGATTCTGCGGTTCTAATCTTTCTCGTAGGCGATGGCACAGTAGCTCTAAGTATAAAAAGACGATATGGCAGTGCGTTAAGTCAACAAAAGAAGGAAAGAGATTTTGTCCGGATAGCAAAGGTATTCCAGAGCAGGTCATAGAAGAAGCATTTATTGAGTCTTATAGGATGCTGTGTAATGATAACAAAGATGTTTTGGAAGAATTTTTGAAGCGAACCGAGAAAGCGCTTGGAGAAAATTCGATTGAAGATCAGTTGCATAAGCTGGAGAAAAGCATTGAAAAGATTTCTTTAAAGAGAAAAAAACTGCTTGATAATTATCTGAAAGGTATTATTGAACAGGATATTTATGAGGAAGCAGATGTAGAATTGAAGACCGAACTGACAAATACAAGGGCAAAGCTAGAGTATTTGCAGCAACAGTCGGATGAAAAGAGTTCATTGCAAAGGAGGCTTTCAGATTTCAAAAAAGCACTATCGCATAATGAGGTGCTGGAAGAATTTGACAGAGGAATATTTGAGTGTATAGTTGAAAAAGTAATAGTCGGCGGACTAGACGAAGATGGAAACAAAGATCCTTATAAAATTACTTTCATATATAAAACAGGATTTAAAAATAAAATTGGAAACGCAAAGGAGAGGTTTGGAAAGTCTACGGGTATCGGAGACAAAGTGAAAAAAATGTGTTCCGATATAAGTGACGAGGTAAAGGACGTGTGTTCCGATGTTAGTGTCAACACATGTGGAAACTGTGTGTCTCTTGAGCAACCGAAAATCTAAGCCCGATTCTTACGTAGACTTAAGCATCAATATGGAAGATTACCATAGAATTAAGAACGAAGAAAAATAAAACATAATAAACTGAACTTACAGAAGAACTGTTAACACGATGAAGTGTTGGCAGTTCTTTTTTTCGTGTAAGGGAGGTGGCGCCGTTGGGCTGTGGAACACAATTTCTCGGATGAATCTATATCCGATACAAAGTCTGTGAATTTAATCTAAAACAAGGCAAATCTAAGGAGGCAATATTATGGCATTTAAGAAATTTAGAAAAATGAAGGTATATAACGTGAGTGGCTACAACTATAAAGACACACCAACTATCATCTTAAAAGGAGACTGGTTGAAACAGACAGGGTTCGATATTGGCAGTCTGATTCAGGTGGAATGTGAGAATGGCAAGCTGATTATCACTCCGAGAGAACCGGAAATGGTGGAATATCATGCTCCGTGTGGTCAGTGTATGATGGCGGCAGAAGATTGTAAATGTTATGGAAAGAAAGGGAGAAAGTAATTATGGCAAAGATTATCGTATTGGGTGCCATGAAGGGTGGAGTCGGCAAGTCCGTCTCCACTTACAACCTGGCATATTCATTGAACAAATTAGGGAAGAAAGTATTAGTGGTAGATTTTGATAGTTCAGCAAATATCACCAGATGTGTGGTAGAGGATATAAAAACTGTTGAAATCAGTATTGGTGACTTGATGATGAATCAGATGAATGAAGAGGAACAGCCTAATCCGGCTGAGTACATTATTAACAGAAAAGGGGTTGACTTTATACCATCATCAAAAGTGTTGTCTGCTGTGGATGCGAAGCTGAGACTGGAAATGGGAGCAGAAAAAATTCTGGCGTGTATTCTGAAACCGTTCAGAGAGGAATACGATTACATTCTGATTGATACATGTCCATCATTGAATACTTTAACAATCAATGCCCTTTCTGCTGCAGATGAAGTCATTATAGCGGCAAATCCTCAGTTCTGGGCAATGGTAGGGGTGGAAGACTTCCTTCTGACCGTTAAGAAGATTAAGAACGGTGTCAATTCCAAATTGGATGTGTCCGGGATTCTGCTGACCATGTGTGAGGAGAGAACCAACCTTTGCAAAGTCATTACGGAGGAAGTAGCAGAGACATTCAATGGGAAACTCCGTATTTTTGACAGCAAGATTCCGAGTACGGTAAAAGTTGGAGAATCTGTTTATTATGGAGAATCGTTGTTAGAATATGCACCGAGAACAAAGGCATGTAGAGCGTATCAAAATTTAGCAAAGGAGTTGATTGCGGATGAAGGCTAATTCCAAATGTGAAGAAGCATTATGACAAGGCGATTTTGTTCATCAAAAATAATTTTTAAAAATTTTTTCCATGAGGTTAAAAAGAGGGGTGTTTCCTTTGCCTGTGACATGTAAGGGATAAGGACTTACAGAAAGCGAGGTAGTCAACATGGCATTAAAGCACAAGATTACGATTAACGTCACAGATGCCAAAGGCAGACACACGACTGTTCTTCGCGGTGCCAAAAGAAGTATACCGGAAAGATTGGTGAGATTCCTGTTCGGGGATTTTACACAGGTTTATCTTCTGGCACCGGGACAGACAGTTGAATCCGTGGATGTCCGAGAAGTCAAAGAAGGAGGAAGCGCCTAATGGGAAAAATGAGTGAACTGGAAATGATGGTCAAAGAATTGCGTGGGTGCGGAGAAAAACTGATTCGCATGGCAGAGGAAATGACAGAGATGTTCTCAGCATCCATGCAGAGTGAACCAGAAGAAGCACCGAAAAAGCAGTTGTCACTTACAGAGGTAAGGGCAGTCCTGGCAGAAAAATCCCGTGCTGGTTTTACAAAAGAAGTGAAAGAGCTTCTTATCAAACACGGTGCAGATAAGCTGTCAGAAATCAATCCGGCTGAGTATGAAGCACTGCTTGCGGAAGTGGAGGTGCTGGGAAATGGCTAAACATGCATTGTTATCAGCATCCTCAGCACACAGATGGCTGAATTGTCCACCATCCGCAAAACTCAGTGCCACATATCAGGATACATCCAGTGAATTTGCCAGACAGGGGACAGATGCACACAGCCTGTGTGAATATCATCTGCAAAAGGCATTAGGGATGCCGGCAGAGAACCCTACGGAGAACCTGACTTTTTATGATCAGGAGATGGAAGAGTGTGCGCAAGGGTACGCCGCTTATGTGATGGAACAGGTGGAAAAAGCAAAACAGACTTGTTCAGATCCGGTGGTGTTGATTGAGCAGAGACTGGATTTCTCCAGATTTGTGGAAGAGGGATTTGGTACAGGAGACTGTGTAATCATCTCCGATGGCACATTATCCGTGATTGATTACAAACATGGTGTCGGTGTTCTGGTCAGCGCAGAAGAAAATCCGCAGATGATGTGTTATGCGCTGGGAGCATTGGAACTGTTCGATGGAATTTATGACATTGATACGGTATCCATGACAATCTATCAGCTACGAAGGGAAAACGTCAGCACCTGTGTCATGACAAAAGAGCAACTTTTGGAATGGGCAGAGACGGTGTTGGTACCGACTGCAAAACTGGCCTATGCAGGAGAGGGCGAATATAAAGCCGGAGATCACTGTCAGTTCTGCAAGGCAAAAGCAGTCTGTAGAAAACGTGCTGAATATAATCTGGAGCTTGCCAGATATGATTTTGAGATGCCGGCCACTCTGGATACGGATGAGATTGCATACATCCTGACGAAAGCGGATGAGCTGGCAAACTGGGTAAGTGATGTGAAGGAATACGCATTGCAACAGGCACTCAGTGGTACGGATTATAACGGATTTAAGGTTGTGGAAGGAAGAAGCAACCGAAAGTATGTGAATGAAGAGGCAGTTGCTCAGGCAGCAGTTGATGCCGGATTCGACCCATACGAAAAGAAAGTGCTTGGCATTACAGCCATGACAGCCCTGATGGGTAAGAAGAAATTTGAAGAAGTGCTTGGCGGGTTTGTACATAAACCTTCAGGCAAGCCGGTATTGGTTTCATTGTCGGATAAGCGTCCGGCTATGAATACAGCACAAGATGATTTTAAGGAAAATTAGGAGGAAAAAGATTATGTCAAAATTCAACAATCCAACAAAAGTGATTACAGGACCTGAAACAAGATGGAGTTATGCAAATGTATGGGATGCAAAGTCAATCAATGGCGGTGCGCCGAAGTTTTCTGTATCCCTGATTATTCCGAAGTCTGATACAAAGACCGTGGAAAAGATTAAGGCTGCGATTCAGGCGGCTTACGAAGAGGGACAGAGTAAGTTAAAGGGCAATGGTAAGAGCGTACCGGCACTCTCTGTTATCAAAACACCTCTCCGTGATGGTGATACGGAAAGACCGGACGATCCGGCTTATGCAGGGTGTTATTTTATCAATGCCAACAGTTCTGCTGCTCCCGGCATCGTGGATGCAGACCGTCAGCCGATTCTTGACCGTTCCGAAGTTTACAGCGGTGTGTATGGCAGAGCTTCTATCAGCTTATATGCATTCAACAGCAACGGAAATCGTGGAATTGCCTGTGGCCTTAACAATCTCCAGAAGATTAAGGACGGAGAACCTTTAGGCGGTAAGTCCCGTGCAGAAGATGATTTTGCAACCGAGGAAGAGGACGATTTCTTAAACTAAATGACAAATAAGCGGGCGGTGGCAATCCGCCGCCTGTAACAATCAAAGAAAAGAGGTGTATGATTATGACAAATATTATTGTAACAGTTCTTGCAGTTATCTGGTTTCTTCTGATGATTGGCGTATGGGGATTTATGATCTACAGGGATATTCGTGATGATATCAGAAGTGAAAGAGAACGCAAGGCAAGATTGGAAAAGAATAAGGAATAATGATTGCGGAGGCGGTGGCGATATGCTGCCGCCTCTTTGCCGTGGAGGAATGTATGATGATAAAAGAAATTTCGATTGACCTTGAAACCTACAGTGATGTGGATATTAAAAAGAGTGGTGCATACCGATATGTGGAATCGCCGGCATTTGAGATACTGCTGTTTGCTGTGTCTATAAATGGCAGTCCGGTTACGGTGTATGATATGGCATCCGGGGATGTATTGCCGGAGAATATCTTACATGCACTGGTGGATGATTCTGTGACAAAATGGGCATTTAACGCTGCATTTGAAAGAATCTGTCTGTCAGAATATTTAAGGCGTGAGTTCCCGGAATTGATGAAAAGCAAATATCTGTGTCCGGACAGTTGGAAATGCAGTATGATTTGGTGTGCCTATATGGGATTGCCATTATCGTTGGAGGGAGCCGGAAGCGTGCTCGGATTGGAAGAACAGAAACTGAAAGAAGGCAAAGACCTGATTCGTTATTTCTGTGTCCCATGCAAGCCGACAAAGACCAATGGTGGACGTACCAGAAATCTTCCTGTTCATAGTCCGGAAAAGTGGGAACTGTTCAAGGCATACAATAATCGTGATGTGGAAGTGGAAATGTCCATTCAGAAGAAATTGCAGAAGTTTCCGGTTCCTGATTTTGTGTGGGAAGAGTACCATATGGATCAGTGTATCAATGACAGGGGGATTGCTCTGGACTGGCAGGTGGTGGAGAATGCGATTCAGATTGATGCCATATCGAAAGAAGAACTGCTTTCTGCCATGAAAGAGATCACAAAACTGGAGAACCCAAATAGCGTGCTTCAGATGAGGGAATGGCTGTTGGAGCGTGGTGTGGAAACGGATTCTCTGGATAAAAAAGCTGTGGCCACAATGATGAAAGATGCGGATGAAGAACTGTATGAGGTGCTGTCATTGCGACAGCAGATAGCAAAATCTTCCGTGAAGAAATATCAGGCTATGGAAAATGTGGTCTGTGATGCAGAGCGTGGAGACCGTTTTGGTTCCAACCGTGAATACACCTACTGATGTGTAAGAAGTTGCACAGGGGTAGGGGTATCAAAATCTCTACAGGTTGCCCTATAGGGGAACGAGGCGGGGGTATCACGCACAAAAACGGGATTTCAAACAGGGTATATCAAACGATTTCAAAGGAAATCAAAGAAATCAAACGGAAAGCAGGTGAGGGACATGGCCAAAGACGGTACGCGAAGAGGCGGTGCCAGAGCCGGTGCGGGCAGAAAGCCCAAAGCACTGACAGACAAAATCAATGAGGGCATCAGTGCTACGATCATTGAACTGCCGGAGACTCCGACAATGGAAGGTGTCGATGTGCCTCCGGTAAAAGATTATCTGAAAACAAAACAGAAAAGTGGAAAAGACCTGTGTGCAGCAGAAATTTTTGAAGAAACATGGAAATGGCTGAAAGCAAGGGGATGTGACAGACTGGTCAGCACCCAGCTGGTGGAGCAGTATGCCATGTCGGTCTCCCGTTGGATTCAATGTGAGGAATGCATTTCAGAATACGGATTCCTTGCAAAGCATCCGACAACCGGAAATGCCATTGCTTCTCCATATGTTGCCATGTCGCAGCAGTACATGAAGCAGGTCAATCAGGTCTGGTATCAGATTTACCAGATTGTAAAAGAAAACTGTTCCGTGGAATGGCAAGGCGCAACACCACAGGATGATGTGATGGAACGACTGCTCAGGACAAGGAACGGATCATAGGAGGTAGGAACAAAATGGGAGAAACAAAATATTTTCTGATGGAAGTCGATAAGCTGATTCCTTATGCAAGAAATGCCAGAACGCATTCCGAAGTACAGATTGCTCAGATTGCGGCAAGCATTAAGGAGTTCGGTTTCTTATCCCCGGTCATCATTTCAAAGGATAACACCATCCTGTGTGGACATGGAAGATATTATGCTGCTCAGAAACTGGGGCTTGAAAAGATTCCATGCATTCAGGAGGAATATCTGACCGAGGCTCAAAAGAGGGCTTACATTCTGGCAGACAACAAAATCAGTCAGAATGCCGGATGGGATGAAGAACTGTTAAAGATTGAGATTGCAGATTTACAGGGTGCAGATTTTGATGTTGCCCTGATCGGTTTTGAGGATTATGAAATTACCGATTTGTTTGCAGTACATGAGGAACACCACAGGGAAGAAAAACAGGTGGAAAATAAAGAATACGATGAAGAGGAGTTTGGGGATGAAGAATTTGAACACGAATGTCCGAGATGCGGATTCAAATACAACTAAACACCGCTTCCCGTGGAAATGGAGATTATCCGACCTGAAAAATGTGGAGAAGAATGGCAAAAAGGTATTTAGCTGCTTCTCCTGTGGCGGTGGTTCCACAATGGGATATAAACTTGCCGGTTACACGGTAGTAGGTAATTGTGAGATTGATGAGGATATGGAGGCTATTTATAAGCAGAACCATCATCCGAAGCATACCTACCTCATGGATATCCGTGATTTCAATCGTTTAGGAACATATCCGAAGGAATTAAAGAATTTGGATATTCTGGATGGTTCGCCGCCATGCAGTGTATTTTCCGATGCGGGAGCAAGGGAGAAAGGCTGGGGGACAGAAAAGACATTCCGTGAAGGTCAGAAGAAACAACGATTGGATGATTTGTTTTTGTATTTCATCCATACAGCAGAAATATTGAAACCGAAGATTATCATTGCGGAGAATGTAAAAGGTCTGGTAGCCGGTAACGCAAAGGGATATGTCAATGAAATCATCAAAGCATTTAAGTCTGCCGGATATTCCGTGCAGATTTTTCTTTTGGATGCCCAGACAATGGGAGTGCCACAGAGAAGAAAAAGGGTGTTTTTTATTGCTAGGAGAAATGACCTGAATCTTCCGAAGCTGGTATTGGATTTCAGGGAGAAACCAATCCATTTTGGAGAAGTCAGAAGTGCTCATGGTATTCCGCTTAAGGAATGCATGATGGCAAGTCTGATTAAGAAGAGAAAGCCGGGAGATAAATGCTTTTCCGATATTTCCGAGCGTGTACGTGGAAAAAGGTCTATGTTCAATGACAGGATTGTGGAAGATCATGTGATCGCACCGACCAATACATCCGGAGGGATGAGCGTGAGATTTGTGGATGGGGAGAAATATTCCGATGCAGATTACATTGCGACACAGACATTCCCCCAGGATTACGATTTTGGAAAAGAATCTGTCCAGTATGTGTGCGGGATGAGTGTTCCACCGGTTATGATGGCACAGATTGCATCCGCAGTATATGAACAGTGGCTAAAAGAGTAAGGGGTGGTGTAGGTGAGGAAGAAACTGAAAAAGTATAAACCGACAAAATTTATGGCAGAGGGTTCATTCTACAGCAAAGAAGCAGCGGATTATGCAGTTTCCTTTATCGAATGCCTGTGTCACACGAAAGGCACATGGGCAGGCAAACCATTTGAACTGATTGACTGGCAGGAGCAGATTATTAGGGATGTGTTTGGAACTATTAAGCCAAATGGTTACAGACAGTTCAACACAGCATATATTGAGATTCCTAAAAAAATGGGGAAATCAGAGTTGGCGGCAGCAGTCGCACTTCTGCTTACCTGTGGAGATGGAGAAGAGAGAGCAGAGGTTTATGGGTGTGCTGCAGACAGGCAACAGGCATCTATTGTATTTGAGGTTGCCGCTGACATGGTGCGTATGTGTCCGGCATTGAATAAAAGAGTGAAGATACTGGCATCCCAGAAGAGGATTATTTATCAGCCGACAAATAGCTTTTATCAGGTGTTGTCGGCTGAAGCCTATTCTAAACACGGCTTCAATATTCATGGCGTCGTGTTTGATGAGCTACATACACAGCCAAACAGGAAACTGTTTGATGTTATGACCAAAGGTTCCGGAGATGCTAGAACACAGCCTTTGTATTTTCTGATTACAACAGCAGGCACCGATATAAACAGTATCTGCTATGAAACGCACCAAAAGGCAAAGGATATTATTGAGGGGAGAAAGATTGACCCAACATTCTATCCTGTGATTTATGGTGCAGATGAGAATGATGATTGGACAGACCTGGAAGTATGGAAGAAAGCAAATCCGTCTCTGGGGATTACGGTTAGCATTGATAAGGTTCAGGCTGCCTGTGATTCTGCGAAACAGAATCCGGGAGAGGAAAATGCTTTCAGGCAGTTAAGGTTGAACCAATGGGTAAAACAGGCAGTCCGTTGGATACACCTCTTACCGGTAAGCCTATGAATGGCACCGGCGGTCAGGAGAAAAAGACTGGTCGTGCTTCCAACGAATATAAGGAAGCAATGCTCCATGCAATCCGTAACAACTTCCGCAATATCAGAAATGTGCTTTCTGAGGGTATTGATACCGATGGTGGTTATCTTGTGCCAGAAGAGTATGATTCCAGATTGATTGAAGGTCTGGAAGAGGAAAACATCTTCCGTAGACTTGGTACAACCATTACAACCAGTGGAGAACGCAAGATTAACATTGCAGGTTCTAAACCGGCGGCAGCATGGATTGATGAAGGCGAGGCATTGACTTTTGGTGATGCGAAGTTCGACCAGATCAATCTGGATGCCCATAAACTCCATGTAGCTGTAAAGGTTACAGAAGAGTTGCTTTATGACAATGCATTTGGCTTAGAGAATTATTTGCTTCGTCAGTTCTCCAGAGCATTGGCAAATGCAGAAGAGGATGCGTTCCTCAATGGTGACGGCACAGGCAAACCTCTTGGTATTTTTGCAGAAGAGGGCGGTGGAGAGATTGGTGTGACTGCTGCAAGTGCAACAGAGATTACAGCAGATGAAATTATCAATCTCGTGTATGCATTGAAGCGTCCTTACCGTAAGAAAGCAAAATTCATTATGAACGATGCGACTATTGCGGCACTTCGTAAGCTGAAAGATGAAAACGGCCAGTATTTATGGCAGCCTTCTTTACAGGCTGGAGAGCCGGACAGACTCTTTGGCTATGAAGTAATGACTTCTGCATATGTTCCTACTATTGCAGCGGGCAAGCCTGTTATCGCTTTTGGTGATTTCAGCTACTACAACATTGGTGACCGTGGAGTTCGTTCTTTTGCAGAACTGAAAGAACTCTTTGCCGGAAACGGTATGGTTGGTTTTGTGGCAAAGGAACGTGTGGATGGTAAGTTGGTGCTTGCCGAAGCAGTTCAAGTACTTAAGATGGGTGCCTAATTCTGGTGACAGGGTGGTGTCGGCTTAGTCCGGCACCATCTTAATATGGAGGTGGAAACGTGGTAGTTACATTGGATGAAATGAAAAAATATCTTCGTGTGGACTTTGAAGATGATGATACTTTGCTTCGTAATATCATGGAATCTGCCCAGACATTATGCATGGACGTGGCAAGGATTGCTGATGAGGATGCTTTTGAAGAAGAACCTTGTGCCAGAATTGCAGTCATGTATGCGGTTGCTTATCTGTATGAACACAGGGAAGAAGCAGACCATCATGCATTAACATTATCACTCCGTTCGTTACTCTTTGGGTGCAGACAGGAGGGGTTCTGATGAAGGTATCTTTGCTGAATGAAAAAATCCTGTTCCAGAAGAGCACTGTAGTGTCTGATGCTATTGGTAATCATAAGAATGCTTGGGAAGATTATTATTCCTGTTTTGCCACGATTGGTGGCGAGAGCAGAAATGAGAAATTAGAAGTGGGGCAGACAATAGATGTTGTAGGTATCACATTTATAGTCAGGTATTGCGGTCAACTTGTGGACATCGTGTCCACAGGTTTCCGTATCCTGTTTCGTGGGGAGATTTACAACATTCTTTCTGTAGATCACATGAATTACAAAAAGAAATCTTTGAAATTCCGATGTGAGAAAGTGAGGCGGTAAGGGTGGCGTCCACAGTAAATATCAATGACATGGCGGATGTGATCATGCAAGGGCTGACTGAGTTTGCAGAACTTGCTACGGATGATATGAAAGAAGCTGTAAAACATGCAAGTACCACAGTTCGGAAGGAGATTAAGGCGAATGCTCCGGAAGATACCGGAAAGTATGCAAAGAGTTGGACAGCTAAAAAGATCAGGGAGACATCCCAGACACTGACAATGGTGGTTCACTCCAAAAACAGATATCAGCTTGCACATCTTCTGGAATATGGTCATGCCAAAAGAAATGGCGGTAGAGTGGAAGGGAAAGCCCATATCGCACCTGCAGAACAGCAAGGAATCCGCCAGTTACAGGAAGAGATAGAAAGAGCACTGAGAGGTTAGAACATGGAAGAATTATTGCAGATTTTAAGTGAGACACAGATTCCTTTTGCATACCATCACTTTGCAGAAGGGGAATCGCCGAAGCCACCATTTATCTGCTATCTGCTTCCGGGAAGCAATAACTTCGCAGCGGATGGCAAGGTCTATTACAAGATAAATGAGGTTCATATAGAACTGTACACCGATTTGAAAGATTTGGCGGTGGAACAGCAGTTGGAGGATGTGTTGGATGAACACGGAATCTTTTACAACAAATCTGAAACTTGGATAGAGAGCGAAAAGCTCTATGAAGTCCTTTACACATTTTACTTAAGTATGCAATGAAAAGATCCAGTGAATCTTTTCATGCAGAGATGGAGGTATAGAGATGTCAGAGAAAAATAACAAAGTAAAGTATAATCTGAAAAACGCACACTATGCGCTTTTAACCATTGCAGAGGATGGCACGGTTTCCTATGGAAATCCGAAATCCATTCCGGGTTCTGTATCTATTTCCTTAGATGCGAATGGAGAACCGGAAAACTTTTATGCAGATGGTATCGCCTACTATGTTATCAACAATAACATGGGTTATGAGGGCGACTTGGAACTTGCACTTATCCCGGAAGATTTCCGTACAGAAATCCTGAAGGAAGAGTTGGATGATAACGGTGTTCTGATTGAGAACGCACAGGTGGAATTGGAATCTTTTGCACTTTTATTTGAGTTTGATGGTGACCAGAGACATATCCGCCACGTGCTTTATAACTGTGCCGCGTCCAGACCGGGTATCGAGGGTAAGACCAATGAGGATACCAGGGAGGTACAGACAGAAACCCTTACAATTAAAGCAACACCACTTTCCAGTGGGCTTGTGAAGGCAAAGACAGGAAATACCACAGATACAACCGTTTACAATGACTGGTACAAATCTGTGTATATGCCTGTTACGACAGAAGAGGATGACGGAGGTGTGGCATAATGAGTATGATTAAACAGATAGAGATTGACGGTAAGCAGGTGTCTTTTAAGGCATCTGCTGCCATTCCGAGAATTTACCGCATGAAGTTCCAGAGGGATATTTACAAGGACCTAAAAGCATTGGAAAAATCTATTGGAGAGGGCAGTGAGGAAAGCTCCAATTTGGATATGTTTTCTTTGGAGATGTTTGAGAATATCGCATTTGTCATGGCAAAACATGCAGATGCAGGTATTCCGAACACACCGGAAGAGTGGTTGGATGGATTTAATACCTTTTCTATTTATCAGGTGCTTCCACAGCTCATTGAACTCTGGGGACTGAATGTAAAAACGGATGTGGAAGCTAAAAAAAACTTCGTCAGACAGACCGTGAAATGACAACACCGTTGTTTCTGTTGAGATGCGTACAGTTAGGCCTATCGATGGCAGATTTAGAACTGTTGTCGATAGGCCTTATCAATGATATGTATGCAGAAAGCAGAAATGATGATTGTAAGTATGCGCAGTTTGCGACACAAGAGGATTTTGACAGATTTTAATTTTGAAAAACATCCGCAAAACAATGAAAAATGCGGATGTTTTTCAAAATAAAATATTGACGATTTTTTCTGCTCGTAGTATAATTTAGAAAAAGCTCCGCAAAATAATCAAAAATGCGGATGAATTTCTAAATAAGGAGGCAGAAGCGATGAAAACACGTGCGGAATGTCTTGAAAAATATGGGTCAGATTATTTTATTGAGAAAAAAATAGAAGAAGGCGAGTTGTTCAAAGTTGGAAAAGGAATATATTCGGAGAAAAAATATGTTCCGGAAATTGCAATGTTCGTATACAAATATCCGAATGCGGTAGTAACGATGAAAAGTGCTTTTTACTTTCACGGATTAACGGACGTGATACCGGATGAATGTGATTTGGCAACAACCCGTGATGCTACGAAAATCAAAGATGAAAGAGTGAAGCAGTATTTTATTCCGGAGGACTTTTTCGAGGAAGGCATTGAAACTGCGGATTATAAAGGGTATGATATACGAATTTACAATAAAGAACGTATGCTGATTGAACTTGTGCGATATAAAAGTAAATTGCCTTTTGATTATTATAAGGAAATTATACTAAATTACCGTAAATTACTTCCAAGGTTGGATATACAGAAAATTCAGGATTATGCGTTGATGGCACCAAAGAGTAATAAAGTGCTCGAAATTTTACAGATGGAGGTACTCTAAAGATGAACTTGGAGAAGATGGCAGAGAAATATAGGGATGCTGGTTATTCAGAACGAAATGCGGATGCACGTGTGTGTCAGGACATTGTGCTTAAGGCAATTGCACGAAGTAATCTTGGAAGAAATGTAACTATAAAAGGTGGCGTCGTGATGCGTAGTATTACCGGGAATGTGAGACGTGCTACGGAAGACCTGGATTTGGATTTTATCAGGTATTCATTGGAAGATGAATCCATCCGATATTTTATTTCAAAATTGAATTGCCTTGAAGGAATTAGAATTGAGATTAAAGGCAACAAAATTGAGCAGCTTTCTCAACAGGAGTATAGCGGAAAACGTGTATATATTATCATCAAAGATGATGAAGGTAATGTTATTGAGAGTAAAATAGACTTGGGTGTACATGCAAATATGAATATAGAGCAAGATACATACTGCTTTGATGTTTGCATGGATGATGAGGGAGCAAGTCTTTTGATTAATTCCTGTGAACAGATTTTTGCAGAGAAATTAAGGTCATTGTTACGTTTTGGTCCTCTTTCTACAAGATACAAAGATATCTTTGATTTCTGTTATTTGAAAGATCATGTGGATATGTCACGGCTTGCAGATTGCATAAGGGCATATATCATTGACGAACCATCAATGCGAGAAAAGGATATGAATGGTGTACGTAAGAGAGTAGCACTTACATTTTCAAATCGTCAGTTTAGAAGAAATGTAGAACATTCCGGAGACAGAAACTGGCTCCAGATAGATGTGGGTGTTGCATTTAAGATGATTCAAGATTTTTTGGAAACGGTTAATTTGTAAAAAACAATTTAATAATATGAGTACATATGGCATCTGTCAGTAAGTGTGATGGGTGCCATTTTTGTGCTCAAAAATGGGAAAGGATGAGATGTTTAAGTTTGATATTAGGGAGATTTCAAAAGAAGATGCCCTGAAAATGATTCAGAAATATCATTATTCCAATACACTTCCGAAGATAAATAAATATTTTCTGGGATTCTATCTGGATGAGGAACTGGTCGGTGTGGTTACGCTTGGATGGGGAACAAGGCCACGACACACCATACAGAGAATTTTTCCGAGTCTGGATACAAAAGATTATCTGGAGATTGGACGAATGTGTATGGCGGAAGAGATGCCACGAAACAGTGAATCCCAGATGTTATCACAACTTGTGAAATGGATTCACAGGAATCTTCCAGAATTGAAGATATTATTTACCTGGGCAGATGGAATGGTTGGTAAGGTTGGATATGTGTACCAGGCATCTAATTTTATTTATGCCGGATATTCTGATGGGGAAATGTACATGAAAGACGGTGTGAAGATACATGTCCGTCAGATGAAATCTTTTCTGGTGCCGGATGGACAGAAGGATAGCCGGATTACGGTAAGACCGACAACGGAACAGATGAAGAAATATGGCATTCTTCATTTTAAAGGGAAACAGTACAGATACCTGTTGTTTCTGTGTGACAGGAAAGAAAAACAGAAATTGATGGATGAATGTCTGATTGATTTAGAACTTCCCAGACCAAAGGATAATGATTTGTCTTGGAGGATTAAAGATGCGGAAACAGGGAAGTGGGTGGATTGTGATAAACCACCATATGTAACAGATGTAGATCAGAAGACAAAAGGTCTTGTGAATCTTAGAGAATAGACAGATTTGACGGAGCAGAAATGCTTCTTTTTTTGTGCTTGAAAATGGGAGGTGAGAGGATAAATGGCAAGCAGAATACAGGGTATTACCGTGGAAATCGGTGGAGATACCACGAAACTTACAACAGCATTAAAAGGTGTGAACAGTGAAATCCGTAATACCCAGTCACAGCTTCGTGATGTGGAGAAACTGCTGAAATTAGATCCGGGCAATACGGAACTCTTATCCCAGAAGCAGAGATTACTGAATGAAGAGGTTCAGGCGACAAAGGAAAAACTGGAAGCCTTAAAGACTGCCAGTGAACAGGCCAATGCCGCATTAGAACAGGGAACAATAAGCAAAGACCAGTACGATGCACTCCAGAGGGAAATTATTGCCACGGAGCAGGCACTGGAAGATTTGGAAGAACAGGCAGAGCAGTCCGTGGTGGCTTTACAGAAGATTGCCAATGCGGGAGAGTCTTTGAAATCTGCCGGGGATAAGGTCACGGATGTGGGTAAGAAGATGTCCGTGGTATCCGCCGGTATTGTGGCAGCGGGTACAGCCAGTACAAAGGCGGCACTGGATTTTGAGGATGCAATGGCAAAGGTTTCTACCATTGCGGATGCCACGGAAGTTCCGATTGATGAACTGGAAAAGGCTATCATGGATTTGTCCAACCAGACCGGTATCAGTTCCACGGAGATTGCGGATAACGTGTACAATGCCATTTCTGTAGGACAGTCCACAGGGGATGCGGTCAATTTTGTTTCCAATTCCACCAAACTTGCGAAAGCCGGTTTTGCAGAAGCGGGAGATGCGTTGGATATTCTGACTACCATTTTGAATGCCTATGGCATGGAGGCAAGTGAGGTAACAAATGTATCTGACATGCTTATCCAGACACAGAACTTAGGTAAGACCACAGTTGCTGAATTATCATCTGCAATGGGTAAGGTCATTCCGACTGCCAATGCCTATGGGGTACAGTTAGACCAGCTTTGTGCCGGTTATGCCATTATGACCGCAAATGGTGTTGCTACAGCAGAATCCACAACCTATATGAACTCCATGTTAAATGAACTTGGGAAGTCCGGTACGAAGGTATCGGATATCCTGAAAGAGAAGACAGGAAGTTCTTTTGCAGAATTGATGAATAGCGGTTACAGCTTATCAGACTGCTTGGCAATCATCGGGGATGCGGCTGCGGAACAGGGGCTTGCCTTTGGTGATATGTGGTCAAGTTCCGAGGCGGCAAAAGCTGGTCTTATTTTACTTGGAGATAGTGCAGAAACCTTTAATGGAACTCTTGCGGAAATGCAGAACAGTACCGGTGCAACGGATACCGCATTTGAGAAATTGAAGACCAATTCCTATACCATTCAGGTGGCAATCAATCAGCTAAAGAATACGGCGATTGAGTTGGGGAATGCGATTATGTCCGTACTGGCACCTCTTTTGATGTCACTGGCAGAAACCATTTCAAAACTGACTGCATGGTTCTCCGGACTGAGTGATGGGACAAAGAGGTTCATTGTCATTATTGGAATGGTGGTGGCGGCTGTAGGTCCCGTGCTCATTATTGTGGGTAAGATTATGGGTGCAGTCGGCACGATTATGACGGTTATTCCAAAACTTGCCGGAGTTATCAATACGGTAAAGACCGCTTTTGCAGCACTGAATACAACCATGCTTGCCAATCCGATATTCCTGGTTATTGCAGCCATTACCGCACTGGTAGCGGCTTTTATTTATCTTTGGAATACCAATGAAGAGTTCAGGCAGTTCTGGATTGACTTGTGGGAGAACATCAAGGAAGTTGCTGTTGCGGTATGGACTGCGATTAAAGAGTTCTTTGTCTCTGTATGGGAAGCAATCAGCAATGCGGCACAGACCATTTGGAACGGAATCAAGAATTTCTTCTCTGCAATCTGGGAGGGCATCAAAACCATATTTACCACGGTGTTAAATGTGATCAGTACAATAGTGACCACTTATTTCAATATCTATAAAACGATTGTGACAACCGTGTTCAATGCCATCAAAACCGTAATTACCACGGTTCTGAATGCGATAAAGACGGTCATTACAACGGTATGGAATACGATTAAGAATGTGTTTACTACGGTATTGAACACCATCAAGTCGGTGGTGTCTGGTGCATTCAATTCCATGTGGAGTGGAATTAAAAATACAGTGTCGAAGATTGTCGAAAGCATCAAAACCGGATTTAACAATGCCGTCAGCTTCATCAAGAATCTGGCATCTTCTGCATTCCAGTGGGGAGCAGATATTATTCTGGGTATTGTGAATGGTATTAAGAGTTGCATTGGAAAGGTAAAAGACGCGGTAACAAATGTTGCGGAAACTATCCGTTCTTTCTTGCATTTCTCTGTTCCGGATGAAGGACCTTTGACCGACTATGAGAGTTGGATGCCTGACTTTATGAGTGGTCTGGCAAAGGGAATTGAACAGAGTAAAGCAATGGTTACAAAAGCTGTGGAAGGTGTTGCCGGGGATATGGTTATCAGTCCACAGATGGCGTTAGCCGGATATGGTGCGGATATGAATGTGAAAGCACCGACAGCAACAGAAAGCATTAGTGGAATCACATCTGCCATTACGGAAGCGCTTAACCAGATGAATGGACAGCATGGGGATATTGTGATTCCAATTTATCTGGGTGGGACAATGCTTGATGAAGTGATTGTGGATGCCCAGCAGAGAATGAATTTAAGAAGTGGAGGAAGGTAAGATGGCATTTTTTGAATATTTGAAATTTGACGGAACTGTCCTTCCTCTGCCGGATTCTTATGATGTGTCCTTGACGGCGGTGGAAGCGGACAGCAGCGGAGAGACGGAAGCGGGAACTACACAGAGGGATGTTGTACGTCAGGGTGTGGTGAATATTTCTGTCTCTTTTTCCGTGACTGCAAAGTGGCTGAAAGCACTGACTGCTTATTCCAAACGGGATAAGTTGTCGGTGGACTATTTTGATACGGAAACAGCGGACATGAAGAATACTGAGATGTATATTGAGGGATTTAAGGCGAAACTGGAAAAAGATACTTCTTATAAAGGTCTTTGGACAGTTTCTTTTACTTTGAAAGAATTTTAGGAAGGCGGTGTTTGAATGTACCCGGTAAGTGAAGCATTCCTGTCAGCGGTGCAGGAGAACACAAGGAGATATTATTGGACTGGAAAGATTACCACAAAGGCAGGAGTGGTACATGAATTTTCCGAAAAAGAGATTGTAAAGGGAAGCGGATATATTTCTGCCCAGTGTTGTGATTCTAACGAAATGGAACTTGGAACGGTGTATGCTTCGGAAATGGGGATCACTCTGTTTCTGGATGTGGACAGGTACACACTGGAAGATGCCAAAGTGGAACTGTTCTATCATCTGGAACTGGAAGATAGCTCATGGGAAGAAGTACCGATGGGGATTTTTGAAGTCAGTGAAGCAAATCGAAAAATCAAGTGTCTGGACATCAAGGCGTATGATTACATGCTCCGATTTGATGAACCGTTCAATGGATTTGAGACGGTTGGCAATGCTTATGATTTTATGGAACTTTGTAGTAAGGCATGCCGCGTGGAACTTGCCCAGACAAGGGAAGAAATAGAAGCAATGCCAAACGGGGCAGAGGTGCTTTCTGTTTATACGGAGAATGATATTGAGACGTATCGTGACATGCTCTATTATGTGGGACAGGTGCTTGGCGGATTTTTCTGCATCAACAGAGTTGGAAAACTGGAATTGAGAAAATATGGTTCTGAACCGGTCATGGAGATAGGAAGCAGACACAGATTCTCTTCCAGTTTTTCTGATTTTATTACCAGATACACTGCGGTCAGCTCCACAAATTTAAAAACGGAAATGGCAGAATATTATGCACTGGAGCCGGATGATGGTCTTACCATGAATCTGGGAACCAATCCATTGCTGCAGTTTGGGGTGGATGAGACCAGAAAGGAACTTTGCACGAATATCTTAAGTGACCTTGCGGTTATCAATTATGTACCTTTTGATTCAGAAACCATTGGCAATCCGGCATTGGAGCTTGGGGATGTGCTGAAGTTCTCCGGCGGTCATGCGGATGGTGCAAGATTATCCGCCGTGATGTCCATGCAGATAAAGATTGGAGGGAAACAGACACTGAAAGGTGTCGGCAAGAATCCGAGACTGGCAAGGGCAAAGAGTAAGAATGACAAGAATATCTCCGGGCTTTTGAACCAGATTGAAGAGAATAAGACAGCGGGAAAAATCGGCATCCATACCTTTACCAATGCCAGTGCGTTTTCCATCTCTGATACAGACACAAAGATTATTTCCATCGAATTTGCAACCAGTGAGGAAGTCATGGCGCAGTTCTTTGGTTCTGTGATTGTGGATGTGAAAGCAGATTCTGTGGAAAAAAGCGTGACAGCAAAGACCAGTCTGGTGATTCCGGCTGTGGATGTAACAGCGGTTGTTTCAGAAACTGAGGGAGAAGAAACGGGAGAAAGTACAACAGATGAAGGTAAAGAACCGGAAGTTATCGGTAATACGAAAGAGCAGACTATTGAACTGGAAGTGCCAGTTGCATGGAAAGAAGATGGAATGGCAGTTGCCCATTTTGTATTTGAACTCAATGATGTGGTCATTGACATCCATCAGCCGGAAGAAACATGGCATTCCGGGAGACACACCATCATGCTTTATTATCCTATTGACCATGTAATCGCCAATTACAGGAACATTTTTAATGTTTACATGAGGATGGAAGGCGGTACGGGGAGCGTGGAGACAGGAAATTGTCTGGCTGCCATTACCGGACAGTCGATGGGAGCCGGAGAAGCATGGGATGGAGAAATCAGGATTGAAGAAAAGATTACTGCATTTTCTGTGGGAACGGTTACAAAGGCAGTTGGTCTTAGCGATAGCGTCAGCTTCAAGATTGATGAAACTATGAGAAGAGTATACGCAGATGTGCTAACAGAAAGAATTAAAATCGGTGCTTTTGCAATGCCGATAGAAACGGAGGGCTAAATGAAGTTAAAAGGAACTATGGTATTGGAACTGACCGATACGAATACAGGAGAAGTGGAGCGTGTGGAAGAAACCAACATGCTTACTAATGCGGTAAACCATATTTTGGGGTTAAACCCGATGGGGATTTTTTATGCTGCCAGTGGTGAATATGATGAACATGTGCTGTGGAATGATGTACTTCTGCCGATCTGTCCGAACATGATCGGCGGCATTCTTCTTTATTCCGAGAGACTGGAGGAAGATGTGGAAAATATTTATCCCTCCACAGCAAAACTGCCGGTGGCATATGCCAGTAATGATGTCAATGCGACTGCCAGTGTGCCAAGGGGCAGCATGAACCTGACGGAGAGTAAGGTGCTGGATAACGGGTATCGTTTTGTCTGGGAGTTTACACCGAGCCAGGGAAATGGAACGATTGCAGCGGTGGCACTGACTTCTGCCCTGGGCGGAAAGAATGTGTATGGGGATAGTGTCGCTTCGGACACAACATTTTTGGTGCTGAAAAGGGTAACATTGGATGAAATGGAACAGGAAGAAATGGCAAACATTTACAGTGCTGTGGAAGTGGATTTTGATAAAAATGTGTTGTACAGTATCCGTTTTCAGGATGCTTCCGTTATCATTCGCAAGAAAAAACTTCCGGTATTTTCGGTAGGAATCAATGACAGGTTGAATGACATGACCTGTACTCAGGTTGAAGAGAAGGTGCTTACATGCAGTACCTTTGTTTTCCTTGGCAGTTACACGCCGTATGGAAATTTCTTTGACGGTCAGGATGGCTATTGGTATGGATTTGCCAATGAGGGTAATTCTTCCGGGGATGCTACCATGTACTGGATTAAGATTAAGAAGGATGATTATTCCTTTACCGAAGGTGTGTGGACTTTATCCAATGCACACTTACAGGCTGTGGGAAGTTTCAAGGTGGATACCTTTGTGGAGAGAACCAACAGGGGCGTCATCCGAAATGGCTATCTGTATGTTCCGGCATACGAACTTACCGGTATTTACAAAATCAATGTGAATAATTCAGCAGATGTAACCTTTATTGAGTTTGGTTTTGAATCGGAGGGAACTGCTTTGTCCGGTTCCGGCACCGGGGCAACTTATATTGTATTGGTAAATGACCTGATTATCGGTTGGGATTATCAGATTAAGCCGGATGATACAGTGGTGCAGACAGCCGGAAGCAAAAGACTTCTGTATGCGGGAACACCGTTGTTCCAGTATAAAGAGTTTGTGACAGCATGGGGTGGAAATTATGGTTCAGATTACCACAGTACATTTCTGGTGACTCCATATCTGGCAAGTATCAATAATCTGGATTCGGCGGTCATCAAGAATACGGATAAGACAATGAAGATTACCTATGAACTGACAGAGGTAACAGAATAATTTAATCACAGGGGGCTTTGGCAATGGTGCTGAGGCTCCTTTTTATATGCACAAAAAGAAAGCGAGGTAAAAGGTTATGAAAGAATTTTGGAATGTGATTCAGATGGTGTTCACTGCGGTGGGCGGATGGCTCGGATATTTTCTGGGCGGTTATGATGGTCTGTTGTATGCACTGGTGGTGTTTATGGTGGCGGACTATATCACAGGTGTCATGTGTGCAGTTTCCGATAAGAAGTTGTCCAGTGCGGTTGGGTTCAAGGGTATCTGTAGGAAGGTACTGATTTTGATGCTCGTGGGCATTGCAAATCTTTTGGATGTAGAAGTTATTGGAACAGGTGCAGTATTAAGGACTGCTGTGATTTTCTTCTATCTGTCCAATGAAGGCGTGTCCTTACTGGAAAATGCGGCACATCTTGGCTTGCCGATTCCGGAGAAGTTAAAAGCAATCCTGGCACAGCTCCATGACAGGGCGGAAAGTGATGGTGATGACAATGAAATTGGTTAAGAGTATTCTTACAAAGAATCCGTGCTATACAGCAGGAAAGAAGATTACAGTAAAGGGGCTTATGCTCCATAGCGTAGGGTGTCCTCAGCCGAGGGCATCCGTTTTTATTAACAGTTGGAACAGGGCTGATTATGACAACGCTTGTGTTCATGCGTTCATTGATGGGAATGATGGCACTGTGTATCAGACGCTTCCGTGGAATCATCGAGGTTGGCATGGTGGCGGAGCTTGTAATAATACCCATATCGGCGTGGAGATGTGCGAACCGGCTTGTATCAAATATACTGGTGGTTCAACATTTACCTGTTCTGATAAGGCGACTGCTAAGGCAGTAGCAAAGAGAACTTATGAGGCGGCTGTAGAACTGTTTGCCATGCTTTGTAAGGAATATGACCTGAATCCGACAGCGGATGGCGTTATCATCAGCCATGCAGAAGGTCATAAGAGAGGGATTGCAAGTAATCATGGAGACCCAGAACATCTCTGGAGACAGCTTGATATGGGTTATACCATGGATGGATTCCGTAAAGATGTGAAAGCTGCTATGAAAGAAACAGTGTCTGGAACACAGGCAACAGAATTTGTCTCACTTTATGAGACAGAAGTTGTTGCAAAGGTGGGTGCATTGTTTACTGCGGATCAGAAGAAAAGTGGTATTCTTGCATCTGTATCTCTGGCACAATTTATTCTGGAGAGTGGATATGGCAAGAGCGAACTTGCCCAGAACGCCAATAACTGTTTTGGCATGAAGAAATCCCTGTCTGGTAATACATGGAGTGGTTCTGTGTGGGATGGAAAGTCTGTGTACACAAAGCAGACAAAAGAACAGAATGCAGATGGTTCTTATAAAACTATCACAGCAGATTTCCGTAAGTATGCCTGTGTGGAAGATTCCATTGCAGACCACAGTGCATATCTGCTTGGTGCCATGAATGGCAGTAAAAAGAGGTATGAGGGCATTGCAGGAATGACGGATTATAAGAAGATGGTTCAGCTTATTAAGGATGGCGGATATGCCATATCCCTGACCTATGTAGATAAGCTGTGTTCCATCATCGAAAAGTGGAATCTGACACAGTATGATGTGAAAGAGACTGCTGCAGAACCAGAAAAGTGGTATAGGGTTCGTAAGAATTGGACGGATGCAAAGAGCCAGAAGGGAGCCTATAAGGTGCTTAAAAATGCAAAGGCATGTGCAGATAAGAACGATGGATATTCTGTTTATGACTGGAATGGCAATGTGGTGTATGCACCATCAAAAACATCTGAGCCAGATCAGAAAAAGGTTTCTTATCGCGTGCGTGTCAGTATTAAGAATCTGAATATTAGAAAAGGTCCTGGTACACATTTTGCGAAGACAGGAGCATATACCGGAGTGGGTGTGTTTACTATTGTTGCAGAGAGTGTAGGGCTTGGTTCTGAAAATGGATGGGGTAAGCTGAAAAGCGGTGCCGGATGGATTAGTCTGGATTATGCGAAGAAAATATAATGTGTAGTGAATTGACCTGTGGGTGCTGTTATGGTGCTCGCAGGTCTTTTTTTATGGGTAAATGATAGAATAAAAGGCTATGGTGTAGTATAATTGGATTTGGAAAAATTTCTAGGAGTGCTGGGATGATTATTAGAACGGAAACATATAGAGCGTTAGAAGAAGACTTGGCTATGATAATGGATATAGATGAATTATTTCTTTACGAAAGATTGGCTGAAATAAGTAGGGAATGTTTAGATGGATTTCATTCTGATTGGGATAAGTACGAAGAGCAAATAGATAGCTTGATATTAGAATATGCAGATTTGAATATGGTCGATGAGGTATATATTTACCATTTGGGCAGACATGTGATAGAACCAAAGGAGTTGTTGCCTCTTAAGGACGTGTTGGTTTCGGAAAATAAAGTTTCAGATTTTCTTAAAGAACATGATATAGTATTTGATGAACAAAATGGAAAACTTAGATTTTTTTATAAGGGACGGGAGATTACAACAGAAGAAATTCTTGCAAAAGGGCATTTTCATTTATTTGCTAGGAGACTTGGACATTTAGGAGAGACAGATTTTTGTGTTAATGGATTTTCTTTTTGGCCTAATATTGAAAAAACATCAGATGGATATTTTCGGGATTTGCAAAGAGGCCCTGAAATAATTGAAAACATTGGAAGATTTATTGGAAAAGAACTGTGGAGAGAATTTAAGGAGCAGTCAAAATATTATGGCATAGTTTTTAAAGTTCCAGTAGAAGATATAATTTTTGATGGAAGAACTGATACTGAAACTAAAGAGAAAAAAATAAAGTGCTTGATAAAATATGCTTTGTATTATCTGAATGATTTTTATAATGGTAGCGTTGGTGGAAATAACCTGATGTTACGGATTCATGATAGCAAAAAAGTTGAGGTAGATCACTGTATATTGATTAATGAGAGTTAGAAAACAGAGGCTTGTGAGTATTGCAGATGCAGTACTAGCAGGCTTTTTTATTTACAGATTTCTTTTTTTGCGTTTCACTTAACATATACTCGAAAATTTAGAAAAGACAAAGAAAGCGAGGATGCAATAATGCAGGAAAAAAACGAGTTAGAAAAGTACGAAAGTAAAATGTCGAGAAAAGAAAGACAAGCTATGGAACGATTTGCAAACTTTATGGTAGAAATGATTTTAAAGTATGGACCGAAAGTTTTAGCAGAGATTGAAGCGGAAGAAGAGAGAAAAAGAAGAATAGAGAAAAAAGAAGAATAGTTGAAAGGTGTCTGCTGAGTTTTATGACTTAGCAGGCATTATTTTTTTAATGGGGTTAAAATTCACACCATTTCCTTTGCCTGTGACATAGGAGGGAATCCCTCACTATGACTTGGAGGTGGCGGCATGAGCAACCATGAAAATGTGAGTATCAGTCAGGAAGAAATTGATAGAACAGCACGTATCAATATGGAAGTGTGTGCCACTTTTGTGGCAAGAATGATTCAAAAATATGGGCATGAAGTATTGGCGGAAATCGAAGAAATGAAGGCAAAAGAGAATACCAATGAGCAGTGAGATGAGCCGGTTACATTTTTTTGTAATCGGCTCATTTTACCCGCTGACGCAATCGAAAAAGTGCGTTATATTTTAGATCCAGACACGAAAGACGAACAATCATTGAGCAACCACAAAGGGGGATATGATGAGAAAGAAAAAATGTTATATATACACCAGAGTATCCACAATGGCTCAGACAGAAGGTTACAGTCTGGAGGCACAGGTGGAAAGGCTCCGTGAATATGCAGAATATAGAGATTTACAGATTGTTGGTGAATACTGTGATGCCGGTAAATCCGGAAAAAGCATTAAGGGAAGACCGGCATTTCAGGAGATGTTGGATGACATCGTAAATGGGAAAGATGATATTTCTTATGTGTTGGTTTTCAAATTATCCAGATTTGGAAGAAACGCTGCAGATGTTCTTAAGTCTATGCAGTTACTGAATGATTATGATGTGGATTTGGTATGTGTGGATGATGCGATAGATAGTTCCACTCAGGGCGGAAGACTTACGCTGGCGATTTTGTCAGCCGTGGCAGAAATCGAGAGGGAGAACATAACCGTACAGTTTAATGCCGGAAGAATGCAGAAGATTTTGGAAGGCGGGTGGCCGGGAGGACCAACACCATATGGCTATCGCAATGTCAAAAAGAAGATGCAGATTGAGCCAACAGAAGCGGAGTTGGTAAAGAAAATGTTTGAAACCTTTCTGATGGATGGAATGACAACCACATCTGTTGCGGCCTATATGAATGAGAATGGTTATCGTAGGATGATTAAAGGAGAGGAAAGACCGTTCACTTATGACTTTGTTACAAATGCTTTGGGGAATCCTTTTTATTGCGGAAAGATTCTATATGGAAAGCGTAGCAAGAAGAAAGAAGTTCTGGCCATTCAGGGAATGCACGAACCTATTATTAGTGAAGAACTGTGGGAACAGGTGCAAGAGAAGAGGAAAGCATTATCAGTCAAGTGGGAAAAGATAGATGATCCTGAAAGAATCAGTATATTGTCCGGTTTGGTTAAATGTCCTCTATGTGGCAGAGGCATGATTGCTACTAAGAGTAAGCATGTTAATAAGAACAGAGGCGGTCATTATAAGACTATCCACTATTATTCTTGCAGACAACATAGAAAAGCCAGTGGTCGTGAATGTTCCTTTAAGCGCATTCTTAATCAGTCAAAGATTGATTCCAGTGTATTTGAAATCTTTTCCGGAATTACAGAACTGCCGGAGTACCATGAAATGATTGCAAATGTATTAGGAAATCAGCCGTCGGTGGAACTGCTGGAGAGCGAAATGAAATCTCTGAGGAAACAGCTTAGAAGTTACGAGACGCAAAAACGAAAACTGGGAGAAGAGTTGGATACACTTGATATTCTTGATGATGATTACGACAAAAACTATGACAGGATACAGTCTGAAATAGATGAAATCTATGACAGAATGGATGATGCAGAGTCTTCTATATCTAAAGTGAAAAAGAAACTGTCTGCGTTTAAGAACGGTATCCGTTCTGTAGAAAAGGTAAAGGAATTGGTGGAGCACATGCGGTTGTTATTTCCTAAAATGACCTGTGAAGAGCAGAGGGAGATGTACAGATTGTTCATTGAGAGAATCGACATATACCCAGAAGAACAGGACAATGGGAAAATGATAAAAAGCATCACATTCAAGTTCCCTATCTATTATGAAGATTATGAGACTGTACCGACCAGAACTCCTGATGACCAGATAGGTTTTGTATTGGATTGCGAATCGTTTGGTCTGACTGTTGCAGAGGCAAAAGCAACTTATGTGGAAATAAAAGCGTATATATTGGAAAAGTTCGGTGTGAAAGTTTCTACCTTATATATAGCACAAATAAAAAGAAAATACGGATTGTCCTTGGGAACGAATTACAATTTGTCCAAAAAGGAAAATGCAAGAGTTCCGACCTGCCCAAAAGAGAAAGAGGCGTATATCATAGATGCCTTGAAACATTTTCGGATGTTGGATATGTCGGTGGAAATGGAGGCGTAGCAAATGCAGAATAAAAGATTAAAATGTTATATATACATCAGGGTATCTACTGCCATGCAAGTGGATGGTTACAGTTTGGAAGCCCAGAATAACAGGCTTACCAAATATGCGGAATTTCAGGGGATGGAAGTAGTCAAGGTTTACTGTGATGCCGGTAAATCCGGAAAGAACATCACGGGTAGACCGGAGTTCTCACAGATGCTTCAGGATGTGGCAGATGGTAAAGACGGAGTGGATTATATTCTGGTATTCAAATTATCACGTTTTGGAAGAAACGCAGCGGACGTTCTGAACTCATTGCAGTATATACAGGATTTTGGTGTAAATCTTATCTGTGTGGAAGATGGAATTGATTCATCAAAAGATTCTGGAAAACTTACAATTACGGTATTATCTGCTGTTGCAGAAATCGAGCGTGAGAACATTCTGGTTCAGACAATGGAAGGAAGAAAGCAGAAAGCCAGAGAGGGAAAATGGAATGGTGGTCAGGCACCATTTGGATACACATTGGATTCTAAGAACAGCACGCTGATTGTGAATCCGGAAGAAGCAGAACTGGTAAAACTCATTTACCAGAAATATGTATGTGAAGACATGGGATTGGATACAATAGCAAACTTCCTGAATGACCGTGGTTATAAAAAGAAGAAAACCAGAAGACGTGAATTGGATTATTTTACAAGAGGAACGGTAAAGAATATTCTGGACAATCCGGTATATGCGGGTAAAATCGCATACGGGAAAAATGTTACCGAAAAGGTCAAAGGCATCAGAGACCAGTTCCGAAGAGTTAAAAGTGACGAATATCTTTTGGTAGATGGTCTCCATGATGCCATCATTGATGAAGAATTGTGGATGCAGACTAAAGCCAAAAGAAAAATAACTGGGGTAAAATGGAACAAGACGCATAGTCTGGAACATGAACACATTTTATCCGGCATTATAAAATGTCCGATATGTGGACATGGTCTGAGTGGTACGGTAAGACGTCGCAAGAATAAGAAAACCGGAGACTATGTGGATGATTTCTATTATCGCTGTCAACACAGACACAAGATTGATGATGAGCATTTCTGCAATTTTCAACCGTCCCTTAATCAGAATGATTTTAACCATGAAGTGGAGCAAGTAATTCTGGATATGGTAAACCATGAGAACTTCTGTCAGTTTGTTATGGATAAGGTAAACACAAAGGTTGATGTAAGTGCTCTGGAAGAAGAAAGAGAGAGAATACGAAAACTGCTCAGACAGGTAATGGGGGCAAAAGCAAAGCTTACCGACATGCTTGATAAATTGGATGTGATGGATAAGCATTATGACCGAAAGTATCAGGACATGCACGACAGACTGGATAATCTGTACGATAAGATTTCAGAGTATGAAGACAGCATTGCGGATATTACAGCAAAGATTGAAGCAGTGTACGGGAACCAGATTACCGGAAAGCAGATTTATGACATTCTGGTACATTTTGAGATGATGTACTATAAAATGACGGACCTTGAAAAGAAAGAATTTATGAAAGACTTCATAAACAGTATTGAACTTTATCCAGAAAAGATGGATAATGGAAGCATCGTGAAGCAGATAAACTTTAAGTTCGGTGTTTATTATGAAGGGCATGAAACTATGGATATTCGGTTGCTCAACGAAAAAACAGTCGAGACGGTTGCTCTTTTGTCCCAACAAAAACCAGATGACACGATAGAGATCGACTTAGACCTGGAC